GATCACTAATAGCATTAATAAAAGGTTCTCTATTCTGATCAAATGATTTATCAGATACAATTTCCCATGCTAAAGCAGATTGCTTTTTATTGAAAAAACTCTCTCCCCTTTTAAAGGAGCCTGTCTCGTCGTCGAAGCCGGTGGCTATCTGCTGGACTCCTTTAAAGAATCCGTACACTGCCTCTTTTGGGGTGGTAGACATTTCTTCTTCTAATAATTCTATACCACCTTTTTCAATGAATTCTCTTGCAAAATCGCTTAAGGCCTTTCGCTCGGGTGGTGTCAGTTCAGCAATCACAGCCTCAACTTCTTGTTCGCTTGGTGCTTGTGTTGGTGCTATTGCTGTACTAGCGGCTTCCTCAAAATCTAATCCTAATTGTGTAACTATCCCTGGTACACCTTCGTCGCCTTCGTCGGGTATGTCAAAGTTTTCACCCTCTTGTTTGGTAAAATTTTTAAGTGCCGTCGTTGTTCTTTTAAGGTTATCTACCTTTAAATTTTGTGCTGCCTCAAGATATGCTGCTTTCCAATCCTCATAGGATACTTCTTTTTTATTTAATGTTCTTTTTTTATTTGCATTACCCCAGTCGGTAATGTATTGTGCTAAACCTTCCTCGGTTTTTATCTCTTCTAAAAAATTGTTAATGATATTCTCTACTTGATCTTTAACCTCTTGTTGAGTACCTGGTGTTATGTCTTTTAAAAGTTGTCCAAGTTTATTTGATAAAGAACCTTTTGGGTCTTCTTTTAAAACACTAGCGTTAACCTCTTCAGCAATTATTCTATTTAAGACGGAACTGTCAACAGTTTTTGACTCTCTAAGAATCTTCATCATCGGATGATTAAATATCTCTTTTGCTATTTCTCTCTTGTTCATTGGCATCACCTCAACCTTAAATAGACAAAAAGCAGGGTTTTCGCCCTGCTTTGTTTTAAGATTAATGTTCTGTTTCGGAGTTCATTCCCCGTTGTATTAGATAACTTACAATATCTAAGAACTCTGGGTTTTGCCCAAGCATAAACCCAGTCTTACAAACTTGTTCCAGTTCTTCAGGTGTTATTCCAGCCTCCGCTGCATCACAACAAGTTAAAATTAAGTTCTGAATGACCTTCATCAACTTACCGGTCTCATCCTGCTCTGCTCTCACTAACAGTTCTTCGAGTATTGGATCTTCAAGTTTCATTTTATCTCCTAATAAATTTTTTCCAAGCATCTGGCATCTCAAGATGATGATAAAAATCAAGAATTGAGAACCTTGGCTCTGATGGTTCCTTTAATAACGTCATAGAAGCCTCATATGGCGTTTTACAGCCCTTCTTTTGATTACAGCATACACAAGCCGTCACAAGGTTTTCCCAGCCTCCTAGGCCCCCTCTTGACTTCGGAATGACATGATCCAAAGTTAACTGCGAATGTTTAAATTTGTCACCACAATATTGACAAACGTATTTATCTCTCCAATAAATGTTTCTTCTTGTGGCTGAGGCTCTAACTGTCTTCTTTCTGATATATGATTTGAGTACTATAACCGATGGAAAGTTATAATCAACACAAGGTCCTTGCTGATGTTCTTCTATCGCTTGCGCACGACCACCATAAACCATCGAAAACCCTCTTTCAGCAGTAATGACCTCTAGTGGCTGCCATGCAGCATCCAGTTTTAAGGTCATAAGTTTAGCCAAAATCAAACCCTCTCCTAAGTAACTAGTTCTTTTTAATTAGTTTAGAAGCCGAGCCTTCCGGGGTTAACTTAGAACTAACAATCTCCTTGAGATCAAAGTTATCAATCACCGACTTCAGTTCTCCACATGCTTTTTTGTAATCAGGTTCCATCTCAAGAGTCGTTTTACCACCATGACCATGGATAGCATGAACTTCTCCAATACTATCATACACAGTTACACTGGGGTGTTCACTTAGCCATGTCACTGCAACTTTTCCGTTGTCAAAGACAAATCCTTGGGCGACACGTCCCGTTCCTGAGATTCCACTCTCATCTTCTTCTCTCTTTAAATAAAATATTTTCATAACCATTCATCTTCCGATGATTCTTCTTCCCTATGTAGCGGTTGGTTTTTAACTTCTGAGGGGGAAGAAATCATCGATTGGGCCTCCCTTCCCCTAAAACTATTGATAAAATTCTCATGTTCCCGTGCGACAAATCTCAAAATGTCAGTTATCACCTCAAAAAGGTCCTCGTTGTGAGGAATGATGTTTAAACTAGAATGTTCAATTGACACTTCAGCCATGGGAATTCCTTGTCTTGTTTCAATCATACAACTGTTGTTATCAAGAGTTGCACAATAATAAATAGTATTATCAGAATACCAATCCACAAACAGTTCAAAATAGGCTTCTTCCTCTTCTGGTGATTCTAGTTCTAGATTAATACCATTTGTCAATATATCCTTAATTCCTTTTAAGATAAAATCTCTTGACATTCTCTCTCCTTTAAAAAATACACCTGACAGGATTCGAACCTGTAACCTACGGCTTAGAAGGCCGTTGCACTATCCAGTTGTGCTACAGGTGCTAATCAGAATTTTTTTCATGTAATTCCTTAATAATTTCATAAATAATATCTTTTGTTGCCGCAGGACCCGTGGTTTTAAATGATTGACTTTTACAAGCATCATATATCTCCCTGTCATTACCAGCACCTTCGCACTTATCACCAACAAACCAATAATTCCAATTAGGGAAGTGCTTAAAAGCAAAAGTCTTGTCCCAACCAACAGGAAAAATATCAAAAGATGTTTGTCCACCAATTTTAATACAGATTTTTTCAGACAAGCCATATTTTTTCAAATGTAACTTTAATCTTTCTATATACCTCAGTCTAAAAAACTCTCTCTTGTCATATTCAATGAATCTTTTCCTATCTTCTTCATTAGAACATCTTCCAATTGGGCACCAATTGATTGTAGAACCCCTAAAATCTATAAAGTTGCCTTTTAACTGTAGTAGTCCAAGATTAGATATTTCATTCTGCATTTTTATAAGAACTTTCATCAATTCCTGGAATGAATTAGAGCCTAAAAAATGTTCCATCGAAATATTATAATTTAGAGTATGATTCTTTTCGTGAAAAACAGGAGGCTTGAACCACTTGGTGCCATTGCACGGCAAAAGATGAATGTGGTAAGAGGCTGCTGAATTTTTAAGAAACTTGCCCATTTGTTGAATTATATAATTATAATCTGACCCTGTAACAATCCCCACTTCACACCATTGAGTTAAGTCTCGTAGTGGAGCATCTAAATCCCAATGGAATTTCCTACGAGGTGGCGTTAATGTTCCATCCATGTCAAAAAATACTATATCTTTTTTCAAAATTTTCTCCACTAAAAACAATTATAACATGTTGCTACTTAATTGTCAAGTTTTTTTCTAATTTTTGTTTAGCAAGCCTCACCTCTTCCAAGGCAGTCTTGATATTCCTATCATAATCATCAGCCATGGTACTCCACAACTTGGCACGCATAAGTTTTTTTTCAATTGTGTCGAGAATCAACCACAATTTGTCATAAGTTTGGCTCATTTACTTTCTCCAAATAAATTTCATTTATTTCACTAATTGCACCATCGTTCCACAATACCTTAATGACGTTTCTAGTTCCAATGTGAGAACGATAATAGTTAAATTTTATTTCTGAGATGATTCCTATACATCTTTTGTTTTTCAGTTCTTTTTGTATTGGACCAAGTTTTATAATAGTCTTTGAATTAGTAATTCTAACCAAGTCTCCAACTTCAAACTTTTCCATTAATACTTCCAAACTTTTATAACAAGATCACCATCTCCGCATATTAATCGATGATAAGTCATTTTTGGAATCCAATAACTTTCTCCAATAATCAGAGTTTTTGGCAACTCATTGTCAAGTTGTAATTTCCAATTCCTACCTTCAACCAACTCAACCTTTCTGTCTTCTTTGTCTAGATGCCAGATAAGTTCATCTTGAGAAGTTTCTTTTTTAAACTCTCTCAAAAAAAGTTTTTTTCCAATTCGCATTTCGCTGAATGGGAAATCCATTACCAGAACCTACCAGGTACATTCTTGCCAAAATCTTTGTGTGCTCTACAAGCCCAATATCCAGCCTTGGTTCTATCTTTCTTTTTCTCGCACTGATGACGGGAAGCAAATGATTTGCGTGCTTCTGGGTTGTTCCAGTTTCCTTTAAGGCCACCTTTAGAGTCCCCATAGGTGATCGTCTTGACGTTTCCGGTCTTTGGATCACGAACATACACTTTGTATTTCTTGCCACCACCAGAATTCTTCATGGGTTTACCAATGGGCTTCTTCTCTTTGTCTTCTTCGATTTCTGACTTTGATTCCTCGATATACATTGGGAAATCCAAAGGAACCTCTTCTCCCTCAAACATTACCCACTCACCAAGTTCTGTGTTTTCAAGCATATCTCGTTCTTCATCGTTGACAACTTCGTAAAGACCCATCTTGTAGAACTTACGGCCTTGACTAATTGTGTTAAAATAACAAGAAGAACCAACACGAAAAATGTTTTCATGCAAAGGGGTCTTAGTCTTTACGTGTTCCAGCAATCCAGGCTTAAACAAAACCTCTTGGGTTTCTTCGAGAATAATTCTTTCTATTTGTTCGTTTGTAAATTTCATCCTTTTTTACCTCTTTTAGCCTTCTTGCCCCATGACTTTCCTTTGCCTCGTTCTTTACAAGCACCAGGGGTTGGTCTGCATGCTGGATACTTCTTACGCTTTTCACCAGAACCACGACCGCATGATTTGTAGCCACCCTTGCCGTCAGGAGCATTACAATCAACCCAACCTTTCTTCTTGCCCTTGGCTCCTTTACGACCGAACCAATCTCTTAATGAAGATTCTTTGCTTGATTCTGTTCCGGCCTTCTTACGCTTTTTTCTTTTTTTTTTCTTTTCATCAAGGACTGCATCTAATTCTTCCTCGATAATTTTGTTCAACTGTTCTTTAGTGATCTTAATTTCATCACCATCACCACGGACATAATCTCCATGATCATGCTCGCCAACATCTTCCATACTGTCTAGAATTTTCTGAATCTCTTCATCTTTGGCTTTTGTAAAAACCTTCTTGAGAGCCTTCATTCCAAGAGCACCACCTTCTTTCTTAAAGACTGCCTTAACTGCATCGGCAGTTAATTCTTTTTCTTCACTGAGGGATTCATTTTTCTTTTTAGATTTGTTACCCCAGTTCTTGGCACCGACTTTTCTACATTTAACAAGCGCACCTGAAGCGTATGCTGAAGGCCAAACCTTATACCTTCGCTTAACTTTATGATAGCAGGCATCACGTTTTACTTTGGCTTTAGCCTTTTTCTTTTTCTTACGTTTCTTTTTTTCTTCCAAATTATCTTCGAGCATTGAAAAGCACCCCTTATATATATTATATATTATATTAATAAATATTAATTAAAATAACTTTCAGTCTTATGCTTCTTTAAAAACTTATATAAATCACTTCTATCTATTCCTAATAATCTAGCCATATCTTTTTTAGTTTCACATGCAGTATAAGAATATTTTAATAAAGCATCTCTACATATCTCAGGCATTGCTTTCCATAAAGGAAAATTATATAACTTACCTCCAAGTAATCTAGATGATTGTTCTAACTTAATTGCTATCAGTTCTTCTAAAGAAATAGAGGAGAGAACATTAAGAAAGTTTTCATTCAATCTTTGTTCCCTCCTCAGTTTATTAATAATGGAGTGGTTCTTTTTATTTGACATCAGTACCTCAACGTGTTACATTAAATTGAAGTCTTTGCTTGTTCGTATTCTGGGGTAGTTGGTTCTGATAGTTCAGTTGCCAGTTCTCCTTCGAACTTATCAAAATACAACTTCATGTTTGTGATGAGGTAATCAACAAAAATCTTTTTGTCTTGAGGATCTGTTAATAAATCATAAGCATCAAGTATGTACTGACTAACTTTCTTGTGAGTAGTATAAGCCATGTTTTTACCAGTTTCATCCATTTCTTCCAAACCAGAGCCAAAATCATCTTTTTCTTGTTCGGCAGGAGATTTTTCTTTCTCCCCTTCAATGTCCAAATCTTTTGTAGGATCAGGATCAACATCAATGTCGATATCCTCTTCCAATTCGATGTCGTCTAAGTTAAGATCATCAATGTCAGCCAACATTTCATCTGATGGACTGGTTGCTTCTTCGCTACCACCAGCAAGACCTGTAGGTTCGGCCATTAATGCACCAGAGTCTTGTAGGTACATGTCATTGACAAGTGCCGGCATGAGTGATTGTTTAACAGCATGGAGCATGTGTGCCCTGAACGAGTCACGTTGTGCTTTTGATGTCGTGAGGCGTTTGTAATCTGTGCGAAGAGTGGTAATCATTTTTTTCAATACATCTTCGAGAACATTAATACCGGTAGATCGATGAGGATGCATATCAGAGAGGTCACCTTCCTTGAGAAGTGTTTGACGAATAATTTTTCTTAAACGTTCTTCTTGGACTAGTATTTCATCTTTTTGAGCCATTCTTCTAGAGATTTTTTCTCTAATAATTTTTCTTAATCGCTGCTCTTGGATAATTTCATCTCTCATTGATTCTTCCTTTAGTGTATTAAACAATTGCTTAAATGAAGTAACTTCAACTATGCTCATTTGAGTAACCTTTTGATAAGTTTTTTATTTTCTTTAAGAATACTGTTGATTGACTCTTTAAGATCTTCCCTTGATATAGCACCACTAACAGCACCGCCACTAGAGGTTTCTTCAAGGCCTCTCGACAAACGGTCTGATGCTCGACTAAATGCAGCATTCATATATTTTTTAGATAATGTTTCATCGTCTTTAAAGGCAATAAAACCTTCATCTTCCCTTAGTCTGTTCACTATGTCAATAATTTTCTTAACAAACGGTTTTTGTCGCTCAGGTGCGCCTCTATTTGCTTTGAATCTCTTCTGCGCTGCTTCAAGGGCCTCTTCGGGTTCACTATTTCCCTGATCGGCTAAGTACCTAACATAGCCCATAATAGGTGAACTTTTATACTGATGCCCACCTGGTCCCGGGAAGCCAATCTTTTTCAAGTCAGTAGTCCCCCAATAATCTTTATTAAAATCTTGTTCAAGTGCGCCTTTAAATCCCTGAGCAATATTGGAAACATCTCTCTTGATCGTTCCTCCAATACCTCTGAGTGTGTCCATAATGCCTTCTTCAATCTCTTCTTTCTTTGGACACTTGCATTCCTCACCTTTACCTTCACATTCAGGACACTTTATGCCCATCTTTTCCAAGTCAGCATCAGTTGGTGTATCACGTCCACTCGAGGTGAGACTTTGGGTGTATAGATCTTCTATTTTTTCGGCAGTTCTTTCTTTCTCTCCGTATTTTAAATTTACATATTTCTTCATAAAATCGGGATCTACACTATAGGTTACATTGGCTTCCTCGAGTTCTTCACCTCCAGAGGCACTAATAACATCAGCGCGTGTCACTTTGTCCTTTGGCGGCTCTAGTGCTGCAAGTTCATCCTGTGACAACTTCTTTTCATTAAGGATGTTTGTCTTGATTCCCCACTTCTCCATAAGGTTTTCAAATAATTCTTTGTTTTTCCATTCTCTAAGTGACATTTGATTCTCCTGTGTCTTTAAAGTATCCTCGTATTCACGAAGATAGTGATTACCTTCAAGCATTGCTTCTTGCTCTAATTCTTTTAAGGCTTCATTGTGTAAATAGTATCCTTCTCCATGATAGCCTCCAACGTCCAATCTGCCCTCTAAATTCTGTTGATGATGAATTAATTCATGGGCAATTGAACGAAGCATGTCTTTTGGATGTCTACCATCAGTGTAAACATGTATCTCAAACGTCTGAGGATCGTAATACGCTGTCTTTCCAAGAGTATTGGGGGCATTACTAGGGTCGGAGTCTAAGAAGAGCGTAGGAGGCCTAGAGAAGCCAATCTGATCATCGAAATGTTTGTACATTCCTTGAATATGCTGTTCAAGATCTCCGAGATCCATACCAGAATTGTTTATAACCTTACAATGCATACACTAATTAGTCCTTTGAATCCATTTTACGTAACATATGAATTAAGACATTTGTCGATATGTTTTGTCCAAACGGTACTATTTTTGCCATCACAACATACCGGGACCCTTCAGGTATACTAATGATATCTGTTATAGTGCCATAATTGATCACATTTTCGTAACCATTAGGTCCATAAACAAATTCAGTCCAATAAACTAAGTCACCTATGTCAAATTTTGACACAAATGACTCTCCAAATGAGTTATTTTTAACTGAATTGATCATAAATAAGTTATTTTATAAAGCACAGATAGAATAAAAGACAAATTGAAACAAACTCTGCTCCAAAAACTACGTAGAATAACATTGTTACGAGAAGCAAAACGGTTAAGGTAAAATAATTTTTTATTTTTTCATCCAACATCAATTAAATCCTAGCAAAATCACTTCTTCTTTAGGTACTCTGATGATTAAACCACTTGCGGCAACATAATGAGAGTATAAATAGTAGTATTTGTCTTCATCTGGGTCTTTCCAAGGCATAACGAAGTATTCAGACCGTCTTGGGACCCTAACTGGCTTCTTATCAGTAAAAGAATAGTAGTGACCGTAGCCTTCCCCTTTTATAATTGCCAAAGGAAGCAACTGACCAGTGTCAGAGATGGTAAATGATTGCATTTTCGTGGCTAAAGCACGCGGTTTTTTGTAAAGACTCTCTTTGCTTATCTTGTTTAAGAGTTTTTTCTTACTCACCGCCGCCACCGTCTCCTCCGCCGCCGTCTCCGAACGAACCATCAGAAGATGAGGTGTCATAATAGCCTCCATAAGGCCAGTATGCTACTTTACGTCTTCTTTTTTTAGATTTTTTCTTCTTTTTCTTGCGTTTTTTCTTTTTTTCATCCAAATCATTGGTGATTTTAATTTTTATTTTTCTTTTTTGCTCTTTTTCTTCCTCAAAAACACCAAAACCAACAGGAGCATTCTCTCCTCGGTTATAATCCTTGACTCTTTTGAGTCCTTGCGCCCCAGTTGACTTAGCGCCCCCCTGTCCGATCAGCGCTTTCTTTTTTTTGGCATACCCTTTCTTCATTCTTTTCTGAAAAGTGTACGATTCTTCAAGGGTTGCATCACTTTCATACAGGTCAATGCATCTTTTAAGCAACTCAGTGGCGCCTTCTTTGGCTTTTATCATGATATGTTCAATATCATGGACATAATATTCAGTATTTTCCTGATCCAGTTGTATCACACCGTCCAATTCATCGCTTGAATAGTTTGTTCTGCCGAGAAAATAGTGTATTGTTTCATCTTTTCCTCTAAAACTGAACTCTTGTGACTCAATATACTGCAGGTGGACCATTTGAAAACCAATTTCTTCCCTTACTTCTCTAAAAAACCCATAGTTTGGAGTCTCACCAGAGCGACAGTGACCACCTGGAACATCCCATTCGCCTGTATCTGCTCTTTTAAGGATGATTAAGCGATCATCTGAAGTCTTAACAAAGCCTTTTGACACATTATCGGTGTCTTCAAGCCCTTCATCAGGATACTTGACCACAATATCAAAGTCATCATGCAGTTTTCTAAAGGCAACTATGCCTTCGTGTTCTTTAGGACAGTCATCAAAGTGTAGAGACGACCCTAATTCGTATAGTTTTTGTGCTTTTAACTGACCTTCAGTGTAATAAACAGGCACATCGATTTCTAGTTTCTCTAAATATGTGCTAACTGCGAAGCGTGGCTTCTCTAAAGCCTTTCTTCTAGCGGTCACAATCAAGACAGAGTAACCTTTTTTCTGAAATTGTTTTAAAGTGGCAACCATTTGTTGGTTAATCCCACCAAAACGCCAGTCATCTTCACCTTCTTCGTCAAACATTTCGTGATGAAAGACTAAAGTGTTGTCAAAATCAAAGGTGACAACCTTTCCGTTTTTATTTTCGTTAAGATTTTCCATAATTTTTAAATATTTTTTCATTTATAAGTCACCTATTATTAATATAACACATTTGTGTTAAGTTGTCAAGTTGTTATTTTAACTAACTTGGCTAAAATTACCAAAATCAATTATAACTATTTCTCCGGTATCGTCCTTTACCATCACATTAAGGCTGTGAAGGTCTCTTGGTACCAATCCAACCTCATCTCTAAGGGCAACAAATGATCTTTCAAGCGATTTTGCTGCTTCTGGCATGTCCTCACGTCTCCCACCGGCAGTGTTATCCAGTGTAGATGAGTAATACCCAGTAGGGATCACTGTAAACTGTCTCGGATACTGAACGGCATCCTCAATCATCATGATAATTTCGCTAACCATGTCCTCTCTGTAGGGTAATCTGGCAATTACTTCAACAATTGAAGCAATAACAGCCATAATTCCAAGTTTTGACACCATTCTGTCGCCATAATCTGAGTTTATGACCCTTTCTGTGTTGTCAATTGCTCTTGCGGTCCTAGGAAACGCCTCTAAAACGTTATTTTTGGCAATATTGTACCTTGTAAGCATCGCATCGTCAGAAATTCTATCAATATTTACAAAATAATTGTAAAAAACGCCCATTGCGGCATCACGAAAGCCTTGAGCAATCTTAACTTCCTCTGGACCCATCGCAGACCAGTCTAATTCTGACATTAAGCCTTGATATAGATCAGCAACCATGTCTTCGACCTGTCCTATGCTGTGTAAAAAGACATTTTCTACTCTTCTATCAACACTAACCTCTCTATCTTGCAGTTGAGGTTCGTCTGAGAGCGGCAATGGTTCATTAAAACCCAAATTATCTCTCTGCAAGTAATATTCAAGGCCAGCAAACAGACTATTTACAATTTCTTGAGAGTAAGGACTAGGCTTAACCAGTTCCATGATGACATAACCAAGTATTCCATCGTCAATTATCTTCATTCCGCCTTCATAAACCTTTGGAAAGTGCTTTGCAACCTTTTCATTGGCATCTACAGCAATACCTACGTTCTCATAATTACTGATTTCCTGCTGTATCTTGAAAGTATCGGCAGATCCTGGTTGGTTTCCAGTCTCACTGCTAAGAATCTTTACCGCAACCACTCCAAACTCAGGGTGATTTCCCTTGTAAACGTTACCAAACTTACCAGATGCGATGTATTCGAGGCCAGAAACTCCAATTAAGTTCTCTATCTCCATCGCATTCAACTCTTCTTTGATAACTTCCTTTAATTCACCCATGTCTCTTAGCACGGAGGCAACATAAGCAGAAGCCTTTTTTTTAGATAGACCCTTGGTTCGCTTAATGCAACGCACTTTGCCATCAAAAGTTTTGTTATCAAAACAATCTTTTTTCTTTTCCTCTAGGGTTCCATCTCCATAACCACCACCGTATTCCCAATCGGGTTCATCCCAGTGAAATGCTTTGGCTTCTAGTTCCAACTCATCTTCCATTACATTTTGAAGACCTTGGTGTTGAGATCTTTCAACATGCCCCGCATGCTCTGCCTCTCCAGAATGAATTTTTATCCTGAAATATCCCTTTGTCCCGCTGGTTGAAAACATAAATTACCCTTTAAACACTATAAATAGTTTAACAACCCCAAACTGCATACTCTATTTCGATTGTTTGACCCTCTGCTGGAACGTGGCCTTCATTGAAAGTAACTGAATTAGTGACAGAATCATAAGTCCATTCAGATGAGACTTGACCATTGACAGTCACGATTATCGTATCTAGTATTGGATCTTCTTCATCTAGTCCGTATGTAACACGGTCAGTTAAGGTAGAACCTAGTGCCTGCAGTTGAGTGCCCCAATCAACAGCGCACAATGAATACCAGTCTCCACCATAGTGATTAACAAGATCCCAATAGCCAGCACCAAACTCAATGTTTCTAGGGAACGCATGTACGGTTGATTGACACCCTGTTGGAGGGTCTCCAATAACAGCATAAGGAACAAACATGCCGGTATCCTTGAGGCCATCGAAGAATTGAAGATAAGTAACCCATGGAGCAGACCAGTCCTTCTCATCAGAAACAAAAATCACAATGAGCGAAGCCTCGTCCCTAAAAAATTGTGATCCAGGACCGGCAATTGCAGGGTTCGATAGCGCTTGAAATGCCATCTCTATGCCTTGTTCCATCCCGGCACCCATGATACCTACGTTAACCATATTGGCGAGTGCCATCTCCGGCATAGGCGTTCCATTGTTGATAATTCCATGGAGGTAAGGACTAGTAGTTGTTATTACAGACATATTGTAGTCAGGCGCACTAGCAAGAAATGCTTGGAAAAAAGAAAATATTTGATTTGCCAATAGAGATTGGTAAGGATTCATAGAACCAGAATCATCGATAACCCATAGAATGTCAAGAATCTCAATGGGAGTTTGCTCGTGTCTTTGATAATGCCATTGCTCAACGTCACCACTTCCTTCTTGTTCAGCAGTAACCTCAGGACGAATAGGATCATTTGATTCAATAACGACTTCGCTTCGATCCCACCCAACATCACTCGGAACATAGGTGACAAGAAAGTCAATCTCGGTATCAGGTTCAATCGTCCAAGGAGGCGGAGGCATCGACCCAAAATTTATTTTTATATCAACGGGATTGTTTACCATTTGAGATACATTCTCGATAACCAAAGGCATATTGCCATCATTTCGAAGTGTAACTCGCTCCTCATTGTCACAACCTATCGATACATCGCCATAATCAAACAGAGACGGCGTTACAGACAAGACCGGGGCATTACCATAGCCTTCCAAGTTAATGCGCACTACAGGCTCATCAGGGTCATTAGATGCAATCTCAATAAACCCACCATTGGATTCAAATGTCTGGGGAATGTATGATACATCAAATACAAGATGTTCTCCTGGTGCAATCACCCATGACTGTTCCGGAATACCACCCAGAGAGAAGCGATCATTTCCCGATACCAATTGAGGAGTCTGGATTGTAAGATCGCGTTGCCCACTGTTAATAACGGCAAACTCTTCCAGTGCGGTTTCTTCACCGGAGGTGAGATGCCCAAAATTTATATGCTCCGGAAATGCCATGATGTTTTGCACATCAGGTTTTGCGGTTAACGCAATGTCCGAGCACCCCAGTAAAGCAAGTAAAATCCATAACATAAAAAACCCTCCTATAGTTAAATAGGAGGACTTTCACACAATTGTCAATTAAGAGGCAATTTTATCATACATACTGGCCCGGAGACGTACTGCGTTGATTTTGTTCGATTTGCGCATTTTCGAATCCAACGTAGTATCTATCCTGCTCTTCATCGGTTAAGTCATCAGGGTTAATTTCATTTTGACCTTCCATTTTACCACCAGCGGCACCATCAGCCCTACCGGCCATTTCAATATTCAACAAGTGCTCGGCTTCCAACTCTTGCAGTGCTGGAAGAAGAGGCGAATTAAGAACGCTTTGGATAAATTCGAGTCGTTCCTTTAAATCTTCAATGTCTTCGGGACGATCAAAGGCTAGGTCATAGGACATATCCACCATTTGATTATAGTGTCGCTCATCCGTTTCATCCATCAAGGGAGAAAGAAGCGGCTCAACTTGGCTAATGTAACCACCATACGGTTGCAGCAGTTTTGGTAGCCCACCATTGTCTTCACCTGGGGCACCGTCTAACACATGCTCAAGAGCACTCTCAATAAATTCTTCTTCTTCGGTTATATAGTCATCGAGGTTATTGATTTGCACCAGTACAGCACTGATTTCACCGATTGCTTGCACGGCACCGTCTGCCATTTGTTTAATAAGATAATATATATTATCTTCTCCTTCATTCATCACGGCATCAATCTCTTCCTTGATGATTTGCAATATTTGTTTTTGTGTAAATTTCATTGTTTATTCCTTATATTAATGCGAATGCATCATCGCCGTCGTCATCTTTTACCATTTTAATCGCTTCGTTTTCAAGCATTTCTTTAAGTGCTTCTTCAAGTTGTTGTGTGAGTTTTGGTATAGCGGTTGGACTTGGTGCTGGATTTCCTGGTGAGTCATCACCATATATTTCATCAAACAATTCTTTGAAAGTAAAATTTCCAAATTGTAATTCATCTTTTATTTCTTGTTCTAGATCCATGTGATCATCTTCACTAAGCACGGCGGCGATTTCTTCCTTGATTATTTGCGTTATTTGTTCTAATGTAAACTTCATGATAATTCTTTCTCAATTTTGTCGGCAAGTTTTGGATTAATTTCTCTAAGATCCTGCATGGTAAAATCTAAATCTTGGGGGTTTGGAATTTGTATACTGTTTAGTGATTCTAAAAGCACTTGTGCTAATTTTATAATCTCTGGCATTCTAAAATATCTTGGATTGAGATCGCCCGCTGTACCAGGAATCATCGCATCCGAATTCATAAAGAGACCTTTCATATAGGATTGCGTTTTTTCATCTACACCAGATTCTTCAATCGCGTATTTCATAGTGTAATCAACCGCATTCGGGAGAAATCGTTGGTCAAAAATATCTAATGCTTTCTCATTTGCGGGTGGCCTCATTCGTGGGAGGTCTTGTAGAGCGGCTACATCTTTTGTAGGTTCACCCGTGTAACCGGTTTGATCATCAGGCTCAAAATAAGTTAAAGCGTTAGGGCTTGCTGCATCTGCGAGAAAAAACTTCACCATCATAATAGGAATTATCGGCAACGACGGACCCCTTTGATCGTTCACTTCTTCTCCCAATACAGCAGCAATTTCTTCTTTGATAATATTCATCACTTGTTCTTGTGTAAACTTCATTTAAATCTCCAAAATTTTTTCCCGGAATTTTTCGGGGTTCAACATTTATAAGTAGTGGCTTTAAACACAAAAAAACGGCTCTTAACCCAAATGAGTTAAAAACCGAAATCTGGCAAAATTTCTTAGCGATGTTGAATGTACCTCCGCTGCGCTACGGCCCGCGACCCTATTGTAAGTACTTATTTCGGACGGCCCTGGGTGGCAGGGGGGAGGGGGGAGGACCCCCCACCGTCGAAACGTGTTTCGGTCTGTTTCGGTGTTCGTTGTTTCGTTATGCTTCGGGCTGCATCTCGGTGAACTGCTCACCCAACTCGGCAAGCATCCACTCGGGAACGTCGGCATCCTCGGCATCGTCGTACCCCCCGTCTACGGTAGCGGTGCGCTGGGCTTCGTCGGCAATCTCTTGCAACTTGCGAGCCTTGACTTCAGCGATAGGCTCAGGCTTGACACAGCCACGCCCAGTGAACTCGGCTTCAAAGGTATCGTAGCGGTCGTCACCAACGAGGATCACGCTGTCGATAGAACGGTCAAGCAGCCACAACTCCTTTTCTGACTTGGAGCCGAAAGAGATACAGTCAGCAATCTGGCGTAGTGTCTCAGTGACGAAACCACCAAGGCCAAACTTAGCGACACGCTCAACGTCGAAACGCAAGGTATCGATTTGCTCACACTGAAGCAGGGTAATACCGGCACCTCCCATAACGCCATTGAAAAGAACGTAGCAGTCACCGTGGAACATAGAGTAAGCAGCATTGCCATTATCGCGCACGCTCTGAGCAGGGTAACGTCGGTGTTCAAGAACCTCGTCAATGGTATTGGTGATAAGGGTACGTGCTTCCACACGGTCCTCGATGCTGATAGCAGCACGTCGGTTAGCAAGTTCGTTAGCGATGAAAGTTTCTACTGAGTTAGGCATGGATTTCTCCTTGAGTGTTGTTGTTGTTTTCTATACTAATAATGTAACAGGTTCTAAAATGGTTGTCAAGTGAAAAGATAAACTTTTTTCAATCTTTTTCGATGGTCATCATAATGCTATCGTAAGCGTACCAGAAACCAAGGGCACAAAATACCATAATGAAACAATCTACTGCAGCCATTTGAACCTCCTTTGTTGTTCATACTAGTAATGTAACAAACCCGATAATCCTTGTCAAGTGTTTTTTGTTACTTTTCTCACTTTTTTTGTCCTCCACGATAATCCACGTTCTAACTGTATTCTCACAATCGCGCTATCATACCCTCCCCTAAGAGACGGAAGAAAATAGTAGGTGCTGGGAACCATAGGCCTTGACCACAGGGGCAAAAGCACGGGGAGTCATTAGGGGCCTTGCACGATCCCCAACACCGCTCCGTTGCATCCGCACGGAACCACACGGTTCATTAGATAGGAGAATAATGAAAAAAAATGTTGACAAAATCTGCCGATAATGTTAGCCTGAACTATTTACTTATGTAATAAGCGATTGGCATCATTCTTGCGCCTGTTACACAGGCCATCGGGCGGTACTCACACAATACACACAGTCCCCCACTGCATCCACCGCTCCCTCTCAGACCCACAAAGCCTACACGGGTTCACACACGGGTCTTTTTTGTTCTCTCCTGTCAGCATTTGCTCTTGACAGGGTTTTTTTTTCTTTGCTTGCCCGTCACACAGGCGCTTGCAGGCGGGTGGGGTAGCCGGGTATCAGTCCGGTAGGCCATACTCCGTTGCGGGGTCGTTTGGTCTGATGAAATACAGCATAGAGTAAGGTAGGTCAATCTGTTCTCCTGAGGTTACTACGTTTAGGGTCACCATACCCGCCTGTTCATCTACTCTAACTATCCTACCAGCGATTATCGTTCCTGTAGTGATAATGTGCTCTAACTTGAGTATGGCTTGTTGTCCATAAAATATTTTTATGTGTCCTCCAATGTTTCAGTCGTTGATGGTTCTAATGTCATATGCCAGCAGGGCAATGCAAGCGGTCAGGCATAGGGCGATGGTCATCACAGCACCCTAAGGATTTGATAGTCGTATCCCCAGACACCGAAGTGATCCGATGGGGCATCCACCAAGTTACCAGTGAACCCAGCGCAACCGTTCTTGATGTCAACTTCTTTGTTATCGACAAGCACTCGTCTAACGCTTCCGTCAAATGTGGTGTACTCGATTATGTCTCCGACTTGATAGTTCATTATTGCTCCTTGGTTGGAAGTAGGTGGAATGAGATTTGAGTGTAGATGTGATAGAACAACTCAGCAAACTCGGTGTAATCGTCATAGTCCCAGTCGGTGGTGTCCATGTGTGAAACATTGGCATAATGACCGAGATACTCAACGGCTGCTGCCTTGGCTTCCTCTTCGCTTGACCATACTGTCACGTCGTTGTTGTCCATTGAACTGATAAGCAAAACTACTGCGTTCATTTGTCTCTCCTTGTTTAGGTTACACTGTAATGTAACAAGGTTTGTTTTAGTTGTCAAGTGAAAAGGCAAAGTTTTTTAGAAACTAAATGAGTGTCTCGTGGTCACCGCCATTACAGCAGTCGGGTCTTGACTTCTCTTTGCATCCTGAGAGAGTTTCTTATGTGTTACCCACTTCTCTTTGGCCTCAGTTGTCTCGTAGGACACAAGGAACCTACCATAGAGCCAATCCATTTGCTCCGCGTGGGTTTGGTCATCCTTGAGCAAGAGTTGTGTCTCCATCACCACACCGTCGATAAAGGTCAAGGTCACGTCGTGCAGTGTCATTCCGTCATAGTGAAGCATTGTGTCTCTCTTTGTTTGGGTTACACTGTAATGTAACACGGTGGTTTTGAACTGTCAAGGAAAAAGGTAAAAATAATCGTAGTGAGATTTTGAAATGGGCAGGCTCTCACTCGGCATCACATACGCCCTTAGTTGGGGATTTTCATTTGTCCTCGGTGTTGGGGTTGTCTCGTTGTGGGGTTACAGGTTTGTCGGTTACAGTCAACTATTCCGACCTCAGTTGTTACTCGCTTGCAATGTGAACCTCCTCGGCTATGTTAGTAATGTATCACGTTCATTTTAGTTTGTCAAGGAAAAAGATAAACTTTTTTCAACCCCAGACAGGTGCGTTATGCTTCACGTCGTGGATTGCGACAATGAGATCCTGCTCTTCAACTTTCCAAGTATCACAGATAATGTTGATTAGGTCTTGAGCACCATCGGCCCATGTTTCGTTGGATTGGTTTGCTAGGAATGATTGAGCACCATTGGTCAATCGCTCTCGGTAAGTGAAAAGATTTTCAATCAGTACGGTCATTGTCTCTCCTTTGTTGGTTACACTAGTAATGTATCACGTTCAGATTATTTGTCAAGGAAAAAGGCAAACTTTTTTTCACTTTTCTCTCTCGGCAAGTTGTGCCCTTGCGAGTTTCACGAACAGGGGAGCATATTCTTTCTGCTCTACGAAAAGGTCAACCGCATCAATGTGATCCTGAATGTCGAAAGCATCGACCGTAATCCTGTCTGACAGCCAGTTAGCATCGCGTTGAAGTTGGATGGCAAAGTCAGGGTTCGCTCGGCAAAGTGCAACGAGCATATCGTAGAATGAAAGCATTGTGTCTCCGTTGTTGTGTTGTTCTCTCTAATAATGTAACAAGGTCATCTAAACTTGTCAAGCGAAAAGGCAAACTTTTTTGATTATTTTTTGTTTGGCTTGATGCAGTGCTGGTAGACGGTATCGGCAATGATGAAACCGGGCAGGATCACGAGCAGCAAAAAGGAAATAGCGAAAAGCATGGTTGCTCCTGTTTGGGGTTTAGAGATTGTCCATCGCTTGGATATGTCGATACTTGATGGCACGAACACGATACCTGTGACTATACCCTTGGTAGGTCTGACCAACTTTCCGACGGTCATGGAGATTAGAGACGTATCGGTCCTCGACTACCGCTCCCTTGAGTGCCCCAGACAAGATTTCTTTTTCGATAATGACAGTTTGCATTTTAGGTCTAAGTTGCATTGTTCCTCCGTTGTTGGTTATGTTCATAATGTAACAGGTTCAAAAGATTTGTCAAGGAGAAAGTTCAAAAAAGTTTCCAAACCATTCGCCAAGTTCCATTCCTAGGACGATGCAACCAAAAGCACTTCCAATCATAATCAGCCAAAAAACAAGTGCTTTCTCGTAACTGTCAATGTATCTGAAAAGGTTCATTATGTCTCCTTGTTTGGGTTACACTGTAATGTAACAAGGTAGGAATAATCTGTCAAGGAAAAAGGCAAACTTTTTTAGTTTTTTTCTACGCTTCCCGACAGACCGCCATCAATGACCCTTAGCCCCGGTTTAGGTTCCTCCACCGGTGGGGATAACTCTTCAATAAGATTATCAACAATGTCGCGAACGCGGGAGGTTACCAAGTCATCCAAGGCTTTGAGTGTCTCCTCGAAAATCTCAAGGTCTTGCTCGACTAACTTCGTTTGCAACTGGCCCTCTCGCTCTCTCCGGCTTTCATAGATTTCTTCGCATCCATCGAAGATTTCATCATTATGTTGTGCTCGTAGGGTGCTGATGTATTTCCAAGTCAGCAGAAACAATCCATAGTCGCTGATTGCAGCGAGATTGTCGGCTAGGTCTCTGGGGTTACGCATAACTACTCTCCGAGATGTAACCGTCAAACCAGTCAAGGCCTGAAGTGCTGGGGTCGTTACAGTGTTCTTGTGCTTCCTCTAAGGTCACTCCTGCTTTGATAACTTGACTAGGGCCGTCTCTGTGGTAGCGGATGATAAGATACATGGATGCTCCTGTGTGGGGGTGTGGTAGTAATGTAACAGGTTGATTTTAGTTTGTCAAGGAAAATGGTAAACTTTTTTAGATTGTGCTCCTACTGTAAAACTTTTCTCTTTGTTCTTCCTCTCGTTTCTTTCGAGCAGTATGAACGGTTTTTGGTGCCCTAAGGGGTAGTTTTTTTATCTCTCTGAGAGGGACACAAAAGTGTCTAGCGCATCTATCTACCAACTTATGATAAGAGCCTGATTTTTTCGAGTTAGACCAGTCAAAAAGTCTCTTGGTTTCAATACCGATTTTTTTTCCAACCCGAATAACACCGTCGCTTTCCCTGATAAAATCGTATTCATGGCCAACTTGATAAAGGTCGTCAGCGTTTGATTGACATTTCTTGATGATCTCACGTCTTAGCATTTCACCGCAATCCTCTCTCGTTACTGCCGTATCATTGCATTTCAAAAACATCATTAGAAAATCTTCACGCGAAAATGCAGGAGTGCCCACCGTTGTTATGTTGCCTGTTGAGAATGAAGTTGCTATTTTGTCGGGTGCGCCAATCTGCGAGGACCAAGTGATAAAAAGTTTTCCCATTGTTTCTCCGTTATGTGGGTATGGTAGTAATGTAACAGGTTGATTTTAGTTTGTCAAGGAAAATGGTAAACTTTTTTTATGTTTCGATTACTTCCTCGAACAATGCGGTGACAGCAGCAAATAACTCGTCCGTGCTTTCGTAGTCATTATCTTTCCATCCGTCATAGTGATGTTCGCCCATATATTTCACGCAATCCACAACTTTAGGGCCGAATAGAGCGTGTAGTTGCTGTATTTTTGGTATGTCGCGTGTTTGCATAACATAGTTGAATGCTTTCACAAAAGCCTCTCTACCCTCGAACGATAGGGTGTCTGTATCAACAGACCGTAGGTAACTAATCAAAACGTCCAGTTGACCTTGGGTTATTGCTTGGCTCATTGGCCCCCCAACAGTTGACCAACGCGGGCCTGTGCTGGGTGCATAACACACTTGCTTGGAAGTTTTCGCTTTATCATCCCAACGTGCTTGGACGTGGTGCTTGAGATATATTCGCCCGAAGCGGTGAAGTCGAACACCAAGAAGCCGCAACCCTCATCATATCGAGCGATGAGTTGGTTGTAAGACCGCAAGAACCCTCGCGGGGGGAGTGTGCCCATCTGTGGGTAGTGGGTAGAAGTCAGGCTCAAACCATAGGCATCACGGCCATCAAGGAATGCTTTGATTACTTCTGCGTTTGTTGCTCTAGCCATTGTGTCCTCCTAGGACTGTTGTGTTGTTGTTGTTGTTGATTATGTTCATAATGTAACAAGGTGGTTCTAACTTGTCAAGGAAAATGGTAAACTTTTTTTTTGTTTTTTAGTTGGCTCCGGGTATCTCGCGATAGTCAAGAAAGGTATCAGATGCTGGTATTGAGAAAGGCCCGTCTGGTCCGACAAACTTTGCAAGTCTCCAATCCACCCCTCTCCGTCGAGTGTTCTGGTATCCCCTAAACATCGCAACTATCCATTTCTTGTCTTTCTTTACGGCATACAGATTTCCCTCTACTAACCCCATCCTTTCGTCTCTCTAATCATTTTTGCTATCTCCTGTCTGTTTGGACCATTTGTCACTTGTTGAGTATCAGCAAGCAAGAAGTCCGGAAACTCCGAAAGTCTCTCGACTAAACCGATCAGTCTACTCTTGCAATCAATCATACGTCCCCCAGCCCATCGGGGCATTATGGTTGCTATGCTCTTACCAGTAAGTAGATGGGTTGCCACATATCCCCTAGTGTTCGGGGCATTGTCAATAATCCATTTCTCCCCTCTCTGTTTCATTCTGCGGTGAATGGCGAACGGATAGACAATCTTGCACCGTAAAGGCACTGTAACAGTCTTGTCGCCTGTCACTAGCATCGTAATGTTGTGGATGGGTGCTGGCATAATCGCTCCATATATGCGTTCTAACGTATGGGTAGGTGGGTACTAGGGTGTTACCCCCTAGTCGATTGCAATCACGCGTTCACGGGTCTGGAAGTATTGTCGCTGGATGCATTCTGGTGTGGTCATCCACATACGCTGGCACTTTGACGGAACAGGCTTTGGGGCCTCCATGTCTGTAAGTACGATGTGACCGTCAAACTGTCGCTCATTGACCCAACGAGTAGGAGCATTGAAGTCGGTCCCACCGAAAGATACACGCTCCCAAGACCTGCGCTTGCCCTTTTTCCAAACAAAAACCTCTGCTTCCTGTACCTCGGTATCAAAGGGAATAACGGTAAACTCGGCATACTTGGCTAGACCCTCCAGTTCAGAGAAGAATGAAGCCAACATAGTATCCGAGACAGAGCCGGACTGGTCGATGCTGATAGCAATCTTAGCGGTCCGGGTAACTCTCTTACCAGCATGGATGTACGGAAATCGCTTGTTGATACGACGAACGGTTGACCGCTTACTAGCACGCTGCGATGTTTTGATGAAGTAACGAAGCACAGACCGCCAGTTTACGCGAGGGGTAATCATTTCTTGTATCTGCTTTCGACAGGCTGCCGACACAGTACCCCAACCGCGACCACCAGCATTGACTTCCTCGCTGGCCTTACGGACGGCATCCTTGAGACGTTCCTCAGCCAGAGCACGAGTCTCTTGGTCAACCTCGCCCCAGCCTGAGTGATCATCAAGGCTATCAGGCAGGCCACCACCGCCTTGGCCATCGCCCGGTTCACCGTCGCCATCACCTTGACCTTGGCCGTCGCCATCACCATCATCGGGCTTGAACTGATCGTCATTCTGAAGTTTTGAGAAATACCATTCTGCCGACTGTTCTGCCGGGTATTCTTCGAACGGTGCAACACCGGGGATACACCCGCCCTCTGGTAGTTCCTCGGCAATGAAACTGTTGATAGCAAGGTCAGTCGCTACGTTCCACATTTTAGACATACCCTCGGTAGGTAGGCGACCAGTGACGTGCTGAAAAATCAAGTGATAAAACTCGTGCTTGAGAACACCGCGTTGTTGCACTGGAGTGAGATCCTCGAAGAACGCGGGATTGTACACCATTTCAAACTGACCAGTGTTCTTGTTGATCTTGACACCAGCAGTTGGAATAGCAGTAGTTGATGACTTGTGGATGCGACGAGAGAGTGCAGCGAAGAATGGTTCATTCTGTAGCAGTTGCCACGTCACTTTGTTCAAGTCAAATGGTTGGTTGGTAGTCATTCAGACCTCCAATGTTTGATGGTTACACAAGTAATGTATCACGCTGCTGTGATTTGTCAAGTAAAATGGCAAAGAAAAATGAATAAAAGTGAATGACCCCGGACTAGCCGGGGTCATCAGCCACTTACTTCTTGGTGGCTAACACTTCCATCATGAACTCCTTGACAGTCGGCAGGTCAGGACCGAGATCAACTTTGTGGATACCACCGGCATTCTCGATAGCCTTTTCGCCACTGGTGATGTGCTTCCACAGGTTCATCGCTAACTCAGATGGCAACTGGACCATGTACGTGGCAATGTTGACACGTTGGTTCTCGTCTAGTTCGGCATCGAAGCACTTTTGCTGTACCATACTCTCGATAAGAGCGTTGTGGTCGTTGATCTTGAAGTCAACAACAAGGTCGTGCTTGCCGTCATCAATGATGTCCTCTGGGGTAACGATGGCCTTGTAGTTATCAACAAAGTCACGGAGAGCAACGGCAGCCTCGAAGCCGACAAAAGAACTGGCAACGTGGTACAGAGTTGGGGTCGCTTCGATTTTGCCGAGACCAGCGAGGGCCTTGTCCAATCGCTCCCAAGAACGACGAGACGGATAGACCTTGTTAGGCTCGTAATCATCGGTGTGCTCAAGGTGCTGGTGATTGTTGTTGATGAAGTCCCAAACAACTTGCGATACACGACCATCAGCCCAAGAGAGCCAGTCCTCGATAGTAGGGGACACGTCGAACACGGTGTAACGGTCTAGTTCAGCAGGGTCCATTTCACCAACCTGATACTGAGCACCGTGTTCACCACCATTGACGGCAGCGAAGATAAGGGTGTCGGGGTGCAGTCTCTGACCAGCAATCTTGCGACTGTCGCACAACTCGAAGATACCTTGACGTACCTCCATCGTAGCACGGTCAACCTCATCCAAGAACAGGATGACCGCTTCGTTGCAAGCGGTGGCAAGCCATTCTGGTGGTAGCCAAGTAGTGACATTGCCCTCGACCTTGGGCAGACCAAGCAAGTCACCCTCAGTCATCTGAGAAGCACGTCGTTCTACGACAGGGAGATCACGCTCTTCAGCATACTGATAGACGATGGTAGACTTACCGATACCGTGACGGCCACGGATAAGTACAGGGTAGCGTGCATCAGTGATGACAGGCAGGACATTGAGCATAGTTTTGAAGTCGATTGACATAAGTAACCTCGCGGTTTTGGGTTGTTGTTTAGATTGTGTCTATATTATAACTAGTTTGAAAAGGTTTGTCAAGGAAAAAGATAAACTTTTTTTCAAGGTCTAACTTTCTTTCGGCAGGCTCGACGACTGCTTTCCTTGCGCTTGTCCTTGTGCCTACCAGCACCGGATCGTTGAAAGGCAGCAACAGCAACAAGGTTCCTGTTCTTCAGTGTTTTTGTCTTTTTCTTTTTCATTGTTCCCTCCGTTGATGTTAGTAATGTATCACGGTATTTAGATTTGTCAAGGAAAAAGATAAAGTTTTTTTGAGATTATGCTATGACTTCGAGCGAACGGATGTTTACCCAAGTGCAAAGTGCTCCAGTTGGGCGGTTGAGCCATCTTACCTTTGCTTGCACACAGGTTGTATCGACAACTAGGGCTAAGTATTGTCTATCAGTAAATCCATTCCTATCCACCCAACCGTATCTTACAAGATCCCCGACCCTTATCAAGTCGCCTATTTGCATACTACCTCCAAGTCACGATTATCAGCCCCCCATCGCTGGCCAGTATCAATATAAGAGATCAGCCAATCGAATGAAGTTCCAATGGTTGTAACATAATCCTTAGCAAGGATAATCGCTATTCTTCTTTTGCTGATTGAGCGATCAATAACTAAATCACCTACTTGCATATCTTCTCCAGTTGTTCAGGGTATTTCCAGTTTGAACAATCTCCAACTAACCAACGAACTTTCAAGACAAGCGCGAGGTGGTCATTGAAACTTGTCTCTGTAATAATCCCGATGACAAGGGGTGTATTGTCACGATAGGTTATGTTTCTTACTAAATCGCCTACTTGCATTGTGTCTCCTTGTTTGTGTTACATAGGTAGTGTATCACGGTAGTAGGATTTGTCAAGAAAAAAGATAAAGTTTTTTTTGAGATTATGCTACGACTTCGATTGCTTCGAAGTATACCCAACTTGAAAAAGTATCACCAGACGGAGAAGTGAACCAGTGAACATTAGCCTGAACACAGGTCGTATCAAGTACAAGGCCCAAGCGAGCAACAAAGTTAGGGTCAGGTCTGAGTGTTACTAAATCGCCTACTTGCATACTAACTCCAACTCGTGCCATACGAACCATTCAAGGTTCTCTCCATCTATGTGTATCTTGAACAGTGTGCAGGGGGTCGGCTCTATGTGGTCATCCTTGGCCTCAATGATAATACCTATCTTGCCCTTGTAATGCTTTGCGTTGCTGGGGCCGAGAACGTAGGGCAAACGCTCTTCGTTGAACTTTACTAATGAACCTACATTCATACTACCTCCAAATAACGGCTATCTACGCCCAGTATGTCTCCGGTCACGAAGTAGAAAACACCCCAGTCAAACGGGGTTCCAATGTCTGTATAGAACCCATTAGTGACAATCATCCCGATTGCTTGATTGTTATTACCTAATGAACGGTCAATAACTAAATCTCCTACTTGCATATTACCTCCAGATCACCTGTGTGTTCCCATGCCCTCAGTGATGCCACACCCAGTCCGTTAGGACAGAACCAATGGACCAAAACGCATCCGTTGTCTCTTTGTCCTTGTTCTAGGATAATACCAATGCTGTACCCTCTCCCGCTAGGGCTTATCTGTACTAAATCACCTACTTGCATATTACCTCCAAGTCATTGGGTTGTTTCCAGTGTTTCATTCCGTTGCTGTACTGGACAAGGATGGGTGCGCCACCGACACGAGTGTTATCAATCACTATTCCAACCCAGTCTATCTTCATACCATCTGGGTATTCCTTCCTGTATCTTACCAGACTTCCTACTTCCATTATTGTCTCCGTTCTTGTTGGTTACATAGGTAATGTATCACGGTAGGAGTATTTGTCAAGTCAAAAGGCAAAGTTTTTTTCTTTTTTTTCAATGACCTCGAAGTCTTCGGCTTCCTCTTCCCATTGTTCTCCGTTGCACCACTGAATGAGATACTGACGGATGCCGATGAGAGAACAATCACTTCCGTCATCCTCGGCAGGGTCGCGATAGTCCATCACAATGCCGATAAGTTTAGTGTTAGGGGTCCAGACCTCTCTTAGTTTTACTAGGTCGCCAATCTCAATGTTATCCATCAATCACCTCCACATTCTTTTGTCGAACAAAACCCATTGAATGGTCGTTCCAGTAGATTTTGCACATTTGATACCTCTTTTCTGCCCAGTTCTGACCGAGCGTTTCAGTCCACATTTTTACTACGACACCTATCATTTCGGGACGGCCAGCCCTGTATTTTACTAAATCTCCTACTTGCATAATAACTCCAGCCATTCAGGTTCGTAGTGACATTCATTGCCGTTAGCCCATTGCACATTGACATACTCGTGGTCGCGGACACCATTGGGATGGTTCACTTGTCGCCCCCATTTCTTGGTCACGATACCGATGAGTTTTAGACCATCCTTGCCCTTGATGTACCCAGCCGATGAGGGCAGCATCACTAAATCTCCGACTTCTATCTTCATTGTGTCTATCTCCATGTTTCACCTGTGCTAATGTTGGTTAGTGGAAAACCACCAGAGTTATGTTGTCTCCAACCACCGACGTGCTTAGGGCTGAGATAGATGTGTCTCGTATGGAAGTCGCTCACGTCTGGGTGTGGGGTAGGTATGTACAAGACCACGATAGCAAAGTCGGGCATCTGTGCCGTCAGTATCTCTTGCACAATACCAAACTCTTCCTCTGGTCCAAATGTGCATAGGTCAGAGACAGTAAATGGGATTGAATAATCAGTCATTGTTTCTCCGTTGTTGGTTACATTCATAATGTATCACGGTTGAAAGATTTGTCAAGGATTTTCTCAAACTTTTTTTATCTCGTACCTCTTCATCCTGAGTGTATCACCACTGGAGTACAATCCGACAATATTGAACCAGCGAATGTTTATTGGGTATTTCACCTCTGGTCGTTCACTGATTTCAACGATAACCCCCATCTTCCCACGAACTAAGTCGTTGCCTTTGTTCTTGTTGCCGGCTGCCGATAGTGTTACTAAATCGCCTACTTGCATATTACCTCCACGTTTCGCACCAGTACCCAAAATACAACACCATCACTCCAGCGCACCCCAACTCTATTGCCCAGCAGGCCAGTCTCTGTGATGATACCTATTCTGTTCATAATCTTATCCCTGACCAGTGATCCTATTTCCATGCAGACCTCCTACTTTACGAGTTTTATGTCACTTTCACAGACCCAAGTCTCATCAGATTGACCTGCACTAAATGCCACAATCTTGTACAGACGGGTGCTGCCTTTAGATTTGTGCATCTGGCGGCAGGCAAACGTAGCGTTTAGAACCTCGGCAACTAGGGCTGTCTTGTAAGGCTTTGCAACTTTACGGTCTTGATAGCCGTGCAGACCGTTACGAAACTCATCGTGACTGTAACTGATAATGCGCCAAGACGAGAATGTGGGAGCAGTTCCTCGTATGGACACTAGGTCACCTACCCCATACAGGGGGGTAGAGTTGAAGCAGGCCCACAGTTTATCACGCAGTTTGCTACCCTCCAATCTCTCAAGGCGCGGCATGTGGAGATCAATGTCATGACCTTTACGATACATCCCTAACTGCCGTCGTAACTCCACCGCGCAGTTTCTGTACCATTGAATGTGGCCCTCGTTTGGGACACTACGTCGCGACACATAGAACAAGGTCAAAAAGTCAATCCATTTGAGAAACTGCTCGTCTTTAGCATCCCACAATGCTTGCCATTCGTTACGCTTTCTTACCTGCTCCTCGTACATTTCAACAGGGAATGCTTCGATTTGCTCCTGACACCATTCAATCTGCCGAGAACTGATTTGTCCTTTCTCAAGGTACTGGTCAGCGATGCTTCGTAAAACGTGCGCCTTACTTGCTTTGCCAAGGCCCTCGCAAATGTCAGCAGTTTTTCTGATTTGTCCGATTGTGATAGTCATTTGACCTCCATCTTTCTTGGTTGTGTTTGTAATGTATCACGCTGCTGACATTTGTCAAGGAAAAAGATAAAGTTTTAGAGAAAATCTTTGTGGAATGCGAGCAGAACGCTGTCAGGATCACGGAATGACCACATCCCTAACACGATTGTGTCGCCTGTGCGGTTGCACTTTATCTCAAAGTTATCGCCAATGACGACATTGTAGGTGAAGTTATCAGGACAATGATCGTAGATGTGATTGAGTATGTCTATGGCTTCCTCAGTGGTTGCTCGGTATGGTTTTAGTTTACTAGTCATTTGTACTCTCCTCGTTGTTAGTGGTTTCAGGGCGACCAAACCCTATTGGTGTTCTATCTTCTTTGTTTGGTTTTTTTGATGGTGGTGGACCAGCCAAGGCTCCAAGCATCGCTGCTGGTATTCCCATCGGTGCTGGTTGATTGAGGGTAACCATCATACCCATTACTTTCTTTAGCAGGTCATCACTTAGATTGATGCTAATGTTGATTTCGTTATTTGCTTCCATTGTTTCCTCCGTCCTCTGGTTGTTTGGGCATAGTACAGAGACCATTCTGTACCATACTTGCTGCTGCTCGGCCATAGAAACCCTGTAGTTTCCAAGCATGCTCAGTGTCGATTAGCCACTGCCACGTTGCAATGTACTTGTCCTCCTCTACTTCCACCTCACCCTCAGCAATCTGCACTGCTTCAGTTAGTGTGAGGTTGTAAGGGTTTTTGATTTTCTTTTTCTTACCCATCGTATCTCCTGTGTTCGGGGGGGTACTAGTAATGTATCACGTCTCAAAGATTTGTCAAGTATTTTAGGAAACTTTTCTTAGCCAACTGTAATGTATGTCGCGTGTCTCACCATTGAGCAGAATGACCACATCATTATCGCGACAGTTATCAGGTGCTTCCACAACATACCCGACCACAAACATCGGCATATCAGAGCCAAAAAACAAAGTAGTCTTTACGATTACAAGATCGCCTGTTTGGGGCACTATCCCGTAGTCAAATCTGTAAGGTGTTGCGTTTTCGTAGTGAGCGAATGAAGCCATGTTTTCCTCCTTGGTGTTAGTAATGTAACACGCTGCTTATGTTTGTCAAGTATTTTAGGAAACTTTTATCAAAGACCTCGGAGAACACAGACACACACCACCATCAACAAACTCTACCACGTAAAATGGATAGTTGTCTTTTGCTAACCTTGTTATGACACCAAATCTCCTATCCTCGGAGTGCATCACTAAATCACCTATTTTCATAATACATCCAGTTCTCTCTCATCAAAAACTCTCTTTTCCCCATTTATCATAAGGGTTACCAACCTAGGGTACATAGGATAATCCCAACCCAACACTGTACCGACATGAACTTTAGATCCAGAGAGACCCTTTACTATAACTAAATCACCTATTTTCATAATACATCCAAAACACGGAATGGAACCCAACCGGCTCTCATTTTTTGAAACCAGTGGACCCTAATGATTGGTGCTTTCTTGCCCCGTACCTCCAGCACCACACCAAGAGATTTTCCTTTTATCGGTTCCCCGGTGACTGTACAGAAAGTTCTGGATCGTCTATTGTATTTTACCAAATCACCTATTTTCATAATACCTCCAGTAAAGCAGCAACCCACCATTCACGCTCACCAGCAAACTGGCCACCTGTCCATTGGACATAGATCATGTCATCATCTTTTCCATTACCAATCTGCACAACTAGACCAATCTCTCGCTTACAGGGTAGGCACACTATATCTCCTATCTGCATAATAACTCCACTTCATCACCATAGATTAGTTCATATTCGCCATTACCAAGAAATATGGTGGCCATATCAGAGATCAGACCAAACACTTCTGTGACAACACCGATGCGGCCATCGTATGTGTATCGTACTAAATCGCCTACTTTCATGCCAACACCTTACACTGGATGGGGGTCAATATAATCTCTGCACCGTTTGCAAGTATTACTGTGTGTTGTGCTACAAACCCCGGTCTCTTTTCAATCTTCACGATAGTACCGAACTTCCCATTGCAACGTCCGTGGAATAGAACCCTTATCAAATCGCCTATTTGCATTGTGTCTCCGTTCTTATTGGTTACATAGGTAATGTATCACGGTGGAAGTATTTGTCAAGGAAAAAGACAAACTTTTTTATATTTTTCTCAAATCCTCAGCATCATAAAAGTATTGAAACCCAAACCATCGGGGCCAATACACTTTGACTGACTTCGTTGTTCTACTGATTTCCACGACGATACCCAAGGAACGCTCGCCTTTCGGTTCATCAATGTAAATGTGTGGGTCGCAATGCGTAACTAGATCGCCAACTTCGAACATTATAGTTTCTCCAAACTGCGATAATCAACATAGAACTTTCGAGAATGGTCAGCAGACTTGACATAATAACTGTCCTCGTAAATGTCGCACTGGCCAGTAATGATACCAATGAGCCAGCCATAATGCTTTGATTGCCATCTAACTAAATCACCTACTTGCATACTAACTCCAGATCGTAATAAGGGAACCAGTCCCATTGTTTCTCAGTGTTTGCGAAAAAAACAAGAAAGGAGTTAGGCAACTGCTTTTTGTTGCGACACTTAGTAATGATCCCAACTTGGTTTGTTCTCGTGAATAAGTTTGTGACTTTCACTAAGTCTCCTACTTGCATCTTGTTCTCCTTTCTTCGTCTTGTGTAAGTAATGTATCACGAACAAAAGATTTGTCAAGGAAAAAAGATAAAGTTTTTTAGAGTGTCTCACACCAATCCTCAGGGACAGTGTAAATCTTCCCATCCTGTGGGCAGTAGACTTGCAAGAAGAATGGGCTAACGTGCATAACCAAAGCGATGAAAGAGAAGTCTGGTGCTTCATCCGGGGTGTCAACATGCACTTTGATAAGGTCACCTGCTGTCATTGATCACTTCTAAGTCAACAGATGGCCATCGGTTCCTTGTACCATCACCCTTTGCAACCTCAACAATGTAAACTTTATCGTAGATACCGGGACATAGTCTACTTTCAGTCCGCTGAAGTGACATAATATGTCCAAACCAGTGCTGTCGTTTGTGTCTTACTAGGTCACCGACTTTCATTGCTCTGCTCCGGATCTTCGTAACGTGCAGCCCATCCATCAATCAGATCAGACAGACCGTTCTTTTTTATCCACTCAAGGTTTCTTTTCTTAGACAGCCAATCAAAGGCATCTTGTCTCGCCTGTTGTACCCACCCCTCATCTAGGGGAGTAGGAGACGGAGAGATGACCTGTGAAATGTATGGCTTTCGAGATGGAGTGTACCTTACATCTGCATCTACTTTAGGTAATACACCCTTATGTAGTTCAATCTGGACCTTGCCACGGAAGCCGTCTGGTGTGATGAATGATACTTCAATCGGTGTCCTAAGTTCCCAAGACAGTGCTCTATTGTTGGCCAAAGCCCAGTCCGATGTTACACTGACCTTTTCCCAGTTTACGTCAGTTACCGTGCAAATACCATAAGAGTCTTGCACATATTCTCCGCTTGAATAATGATACTTATGTACTTTAGGTTCGATCAAAGCCCCAACATCAATACCATGCTCAGAAACAAGCAGGTCATAGACATACTTTCGGATGGCTTGGTTCGCTCTGTTTGCTTTCTCACGAAACACTAACAACTCTGCACAGGTTCTACGAGTGTGTCCGGTTTCTCCGCAAAACCCACACTTGCGTTCAGCCTTGGCCCTACGGGGAGTACTCTCTCTTTCTTGTGCTCTCTTTTGTTTGTGACTAGCAATCATAGTTGCCTGATACCACTCACCCCAAAACCTTGGGTACTTGAACGGGTGCATCCTGTGATAGGGCGATTGGGCAGTATGAACCCAGCAATCAGGATCTTTGAGAGGAACTTCCATTCTCTGCCAAGATGCCCAGTCCGGAGCAACGTGTGGGCACTTTGTGACATTATGCCCCGGCTGTCTACAATAACTGCAAGAGTTAGGTGAGCGTTTATCCTTTTGATCGTAAATCTGCATTATGCCCTCCAAGGCTATGCGGTTGTTGGTTACATAGATAATGTATCACGGTAGTAGGATTTGTCAAGTAAAAAGGGAAACTATTTTTTCTTTTCTTTGAACATAATGTCTAGTAGTCCGTATGGAACGTTGTAGTAGATACATCGCCAGCCCATAAATCTAACTGGTAGATCAGCACCCTCTTTGTATGATGATGGTACAATCTTCCTATAGCCGGCTGGACCCTCTGGTAATGTGTCCGATCCCTCCGCATAAACACACAGTGCCCCATCTTTTTGCTTTATCTCAAACGCGCCATCGGTCTGGTCGAGTATGTGTTTTGTCATTGCACGATGCGCTTCTTCCCAAGGTTCTTTTTTACTGAATGCTAGATTGGCCATTGGCCCTCCTGTGTTAGTCCCTGTATCCAGGGGAGTAAGGTATTAGTTCATAAGCATATTCCAAGACATGCTCGTCTACTTTAGCGTAAAACACGAGATAGATAAGGCCATCAAAGTCATTATCATCAACCATAACTTCGGTAACTAAACCAATGCCTAGGTCAGGATCAATAACAAGGTCTCCTATCTCAAACTCCACATCAGCCCTCCGCGATTAGAACTCCGCTCTCGCGTGCGCCCTCTATCAAAAGCAGGATTGCGTGCCAAGCACTCTCTTGTTGGTCCTTTGGTAGTGTCTCAATCATCTGCATACTAGTAACTAGTAAGTGGGTGAGAGTAAATCTTTCGCCCATCTCTTTCATTTCTTTCTCAATACCTGTAAGTCTTGTCTCGTTCAACACTTTGTACTCCTTTTTTATTTGTGTCAATAATATTGTAACACGTTTGAAAAACTTGTCAAGCGATAACTGTTGTTTTCCAATACCTCAAATCAAAATCAGCGACCTTACCACCATCATACATAAACTTACAGAAAAGATCAGAGTGATAGGTTGAACCTAAGTAAACGCCAATCATCCGTAGTTGTTCGCATCTGGAAACTATCTGTACTAAATCACCTACCTGCATATTACCTCGCAATACTGTTTGGACCACCAACGAGTATCATTCTCGTTTGGTATCCAAACCTCAATGTGGTGAGATACTGATGGACCATCGGGCGAAACATAAATAACTATTCCTATCGTACCGTTCGATTTGTGAAACACTAAAGAGCCAACACTAACCATCACAAACGCTCCAGTTCTTCTTGTAGTGCTTCTAAAAGTTGTCCGTCTGAGGCTGTAACTTCATAAAACATAGCACCGTCCTCTAAATAGATTGCGCCTGTTACATGGCCAATACCCTCTCGCCAAGACCAGAAAGAACCAGAGCCATCATAACCCATTAGTATCCTGTACTTCACCAGATCGCCTACACTAAACACTTTTGCTCCCTATAGCACCTCAAGCACAACGTCTATGAATACTCTACAAAACCCTTTCTTGAACCAAAAGACATCTGCTGTCCTGAATGGGTCAGAATATGTAACTACCATGCCGACACCCCAATCCTGTACAAACTCTGGCTCGTAAGTTTCACTACATAGGATTACAAGGTCGCCTACATTCAATGGCTGCTCCTTGTTGATAATGTAACACGTTCATCATCATTGTCAAGGTGTTTTCTAGTCTTTTTTTTATTATTCATATAAACATCGTATGGCACGAGTACAAACATAGCATCCCAGCCAGTAACTATATCCTTGCCGTGAGGCATCATAACAATGTAAAGCGGGTATCCACCGGGATCATAATCATCCTTTACCGCTTCTACTACAATACCAACCTCATCGTGCGTACCATCAATAACATCCATCCAAACAACTAAATCACCCGGGCTGTATGTGTATCCACGGTGGTCGACTCGAGGTTTTCTCATACTTTATCTAGTTTTTTGTACAAATTTTCTTGACAAATTAAAAAAATGACCTTATTGATAATCATTCTCAAAAAGGATTTTCACTCATCCGAGTCGGTTCCTGAGAGATCAAAGATGGGTTTCACTTCATCCTCGTGATCGTCACAATGTTCAAAATCTTGTGGGTTGGTCGAGGAATTTGGTATCCAACGAAAAGGGTTGATAGAATAACCCTCGGCCACACCTAGGTCTGAGTATTCTACCTTTACATTATAGCGTGTCGTGTCATCTAGCACGGTCATGACCTCATCATCATACACAAGTATGCACGAGTCTATGGTCATAGACCACGCATAATAATACGAGAAGATCGAGTCTATCATTACACTTGAGTAATCCGTTATGACTACGCACGTATGTACAGTTTCACCCTTGCGTGCGAGTATAAGCGCACCCTCGGGGATGCTTCTGACTAGGCGCGATCTCAACTGTTGGTCACCTCCCACAAGCGTATGTCGGGCAGGCAGGGGGGTAGTAGGGTAGTAGTAGGGTAGTAGGAGTTCATGGCTTATCCTCTAGGATCTTGAAGGATCCCAGTTCCATTAGTCTACGTACAGTCTCTTCTCCGATAATTGTGACATCTCCAGTGGAAAAAAAATAAATTTCATAATTCGTCCTCCAGTTGAAAAGCGGTGCTTCTGACCATGTTCCAGATTTTATCTCCTTTACAATGATACCTACCTTTCCATTATCACTTATCAGCATCCCCTCTTTTAACACTATCTCTTGCATACTTCAATAAGTCCTCCAAAACTTCTATGTCAAGCGTATTGATGTCAGATAACAAAGCAATGTTTGGTATCAGATCAACTCCGAAAACATCTTGCTTCATCATAACACTTGATACAACGCCAACTATTCCATCGTCTGAGAAGACAACTGAACCGCTGGATCCTGGCCATGCGAAGATGTTTGTCAAAATGTAATTACCTCTTTTCTCTACCGCAAGACCTTGCGATGGATAGAAAGCCGTACCGGCTGGTGCTCCCACATAGCAGATTGGTTCTGCATACTCTAGTTTTTTGTCTACGTGGTAATGTATTGGCTTGGTGTACTTCAACTGTTTTTCGGTAACCAGAACCGCCAAATCGTTTACTGGGTCTGTGTAGATAACTCTGGCAAACTCAATGTTTGGACCCCTCTCTTGGATCGCAATGTATTCTCCTTTGTCAACAACGTGTGCAGCCGTAATGATAAACAAGTGTCCTTTGTGTCTAAAATAATTCCCTGATCCGTTGCTTATTGGATTAGTTTCTTTGTCTAGGATTGTAATGATAACCGATGATTTTACTGCCTTGAACATCCCTGTCGGTGCAAAATCGTAAACGTCCGGTACATAAGTTTCATCATAGTTGCTCCACCAACCAAATGATGTTCCTAGCGTTAGAATCATAAAATAGAATAGAATTTTTCTCACCACATCAGTGCCCCCCGTATTTTAAATAGGGGCAGAAAAATAAAAAAGTCCGTAGCGCTCGGGCTTACGGACGTATGTTACTAAATAAAATCTTGATTGATTGTCTCAAAGATTTTGATAGTAGGCGTGGATACACCTCTTTGCACTCCTCTGGTGGGTCATAAGGAACTGATCCTTGAGTGGGGTGTGGCACCCTTCTGCGCGGGGGAGTTCGGCACTCTGTCTTTACAACTTCAGTGGTTGAGGATGCGGCCCTGAGTTTACCGTAGTTATCATAAATCTTCATTGATACACCAAGCATTTCCTTCGTCAAGTGTATGTTGGTCATTACATACCAGTGATCATTATTGAGAGAGCATTCATAAGTGCTGGCTTGATAGTCACAATCCTTTGCGTAAAGATTGCTTAGGTCATCAAAGATAACTGGTTCAAGGTCTGTTGGGAAATAATGGTGAGCATACTGTGCTGCCATACCACTAATGATTGAATTAGTGTGTGTCTCATTCAGAACTCTTGTTTCGTCAACAATTATTGCACTGTCTATGTAAACTTCTGGTGGCTTATCTTCTACGACTATCGTCTCTTTTGCGACAGTCTCAGGTGGCTGACCGGCAAGGGCTGTTAGCATTAGCAATAAAATCATTCTCTCCTCCGTAAAACGAATGGTGTAACCAAAAGACCTAGCCAAACTGCCTTGTCCACTGAATTACATCCAGTTTTGACTGGTGCTGGAGTATCTCCATCTAATTCTAGTTCCCCCTCAGAGGCTTCAGAATCGCCTGTGTCTTCTTGTTCAGGTGCAGCAGTGTCTTCTTCCTCCACTTCCTCTACCGGCTCTTCAGCAGGCTCAGAGGACGGCTCAGGCTCCTCATAGAATGGTGGCGCAATCTCTACGCCTTGAAGACTAAGGCCTAACTCATAGGCGAACGGGTTTATGTTTCCGATGTCAAAGTTAGACACAAAGTTGAACTGGTCCATGTAAAAGTTGTGACCAAACTCTACCTGAATTGGTAGAAAGTATTCATAGTATGCAGATTGGTTAGCACGCTCTCCTAAGTTGAGGTAGGTGTCCCATGCCATCAAGTCTGCTCGACCGTTCACAAACACATCCCACTCATACAGTGTGGTTTCGTATTGTGTCTGAACCATAAATTCAGAGTTAAGGTAACCTTTTGATTGTATCTCCGCAGATCCGGCTATATTTCCACCAACAGGAACACCGTTGATGTTTGTTCCATCAGGTAAACTCAAAGCCGTCATGGCTGAACCCTCGGCTCCAGCAGATACATTAGCACCTATGCCATACTGGTTCGATACGCTAATCTGCCCATAAGCATCAATGCCATAGTTCTCAAAAGGAACGGCCCAGTCCCAACGGAATGCACCTTGCTCTCGTGACACGTCAGTAATTGCTTCAACGGAGACAACAGGGTATTCTCCCCAGTCTTGCCAGTCATCAGCCCATAACTCACAGTCAGTGCCGCCAAGATACCAAGGACAATCTCGTCCCGGTGTTGCTCTTACTTTGACCACTGCAACATAAAAGTCCGAACCTCTATCTATCGAAGACTGAAACCAGAAAAACTCTATGATACCATCAACAGAGTTTCCGTAGTTGTCTGAGTTTCCGACATAAAGAGTGTTTCCCTCAAAGAAAGCATAAGCCTGGTCTGACTGTTCATAGTTTGCATCTGTTACTTCGTTGAACCAGACATCGGTATCGCCCTCCAAGATTGTTGCGCCAGTGTATGAAGTCTCTGGAACATTGAGGGCATCTGCCGAAGCAATGCCCAGTAGTGAACTTAGTAACCAAATCATTTTTTTATCCTTAATCTGCTGTGTGTTGGTATTTTTTACCATCGAAGTAATTCATAAGATCAGTGTAGCCACCAATAAACTCTTCGGTGTTCTTCTCATCATTATAAACACTTATCATTGGCACTGTTGGCCAACGATTGTTTTTTAGGCTATGAGCCTCTCGTAAAGACTGATTGCCTGAGACATCTATTATCTCAACGCTATGCTTGCGCTTCAATAATTCCTCTACTGCTTTCTTGCAAAAGCCACAATCGCCCTTGAATACAACTTTGAACTTTGTCATCCTTTTAATAATCCTCTATTTTTTATTCTTCTGCTTAGTGAACCCGGGTCACCAACCACAACGTGCTGTCGTGGCTCTGCATAACCAGTTGAAACAACAACTCTTGAGTATTTTGCCTGTGGTGCGAGGCCAATGGCTTGCGACTCTCTTATTACTTCTTGGCTTGGCGGCTCTTCGGTTATTGATAAGATCCAGTCTGGGTTGACGTAGAATTCTTTGAGACGGTATCTGCCGTCCTCTTTTACAATTTCAACCAAACTAACCATAGCACACCTCTTTTTTGTTCTCTGCAAAGTATCTTATCTCTCTATTCTCGATCTCCCAAATCTTTGAGTCGATCATGACCCTGCTGTAACCTCTTTTGTTTTGACCAGCATAAACACCAATCTGAGGTTTTGCAGTTACACTTATTGGAGAGAACAGGTTGTCATTCTCGGACCACTTCCGGTGCAGGACTGTCCCCTGCGGAATCCATACTAGGTCTCCCTTCTCGTACATCTTCATCTCCTGTATAAAAATCTATTAGCCCAGTCAAGATTGACTGTACATCATTGAGGATCGCATCGGCATCAGCAATCTCTAGTCGTGTACTGTCAATCTTAGAATTAACTAGGTTTAAAGTATTAGAATCACCATCGCTTTCAACTATTGTTTCGAGGTTTTTTTCCAAAACGTCAATGCCTTGTTTCAATTTGATGATCGATCTAATTGTCAAGTCTCTCAATTCGCTTGGAACATCATCCAGTTCCACGCCATAAGATATTCTAACTCTCATTTTTCCTCCAGTTATAAATGTAATATAACCGATTAGTAATTGTCTGTCAAGTATTTATTGGAAGATTCCCAAATAAATAGAGTTTATGACCAAGCCAGTGACAGCAAGGCCAACGGTCCAGATAACTCTAGATACACTGGCTTGCCATTGCTCTAAGTCTCTAAGGCGAGCATAGAGTCCTTGATCAGGGTTATAAATGGCTTCCTTGATCTTCTTAACGTCTTCGATCATTTCGTCTTGTTTGTCTGCCATTCTTTCAATTGTCATTGTCAAACGAACGATAGCATCTTTCAGTTCTTGAATCTCTTTCTCATCCACAATCTAACCCTCCACACTAATTAGTATCAGTCCGAAACAATAGCATGCGAAGTTGTCAGTAAAGTTCCTGCTGCTGATGCAGCATTCTTCAAAGCCGAGGTTGTAACTTTACAAGGGTCGATAATACCTGACTCGTACATATTGGTTATTTTTCTTCTCAAGAAGTCATAGCCATTATCACCTGTCTCATCTTTAATCTTTGAGACAATAATATCAGCAGACTCTCCAGCATTTGTTGCCATTTGTCTGATTGGTGCTTGGCATGCCATGAGAATAACTTGTGCCCCAATTGATTGTTCATCATTATCTGTCTCAACGAACAAGTCGGTTGTCGCACGTAACAGGGCCACGCCCCCACCCGGGAGGGTACCTAGGTCCCTTGCGGCCCTAACGGCCTCCAGTGCATCATCAATACGATGCTTCTTCTCAATCATTTCGATTTCTGTGGCTGCTCCGACTTTGATGACTGCGACTCCCGAAGCAAGTCGAGTGATACGTTCTTGAAGTCGTTCACACTCAGATAGGTTGTCAGTCTGTTGTATCTCGTTCTTAATCGCCTCAATGCGCGTATCGATCTCCTCACCATTACCTTTTCCTCCAATGATTGTTGTCCATCCTTTCATGATCCTAATGTTTTTACATCCACCAAATTGAGGTAACTCAATCTCTTTCAAGAGCAGACCATCCTCCCTGGTGATAAATGTTGCACCAATTGTGGCGCAAAGGTCTCTAAGGATATTTCTTCTTTCTTCTCCGTACTTTGGAGACTTAACGGCACAGATTTTCATTGTTCCACGTACAGCGTTGGCAATCAAAGCAGCAAGTGCTTGTCCTTCAAAGTCATTACCAATAATGAGAAGCGGACGGTTGTCTCTTGCTGCAATCTCTAGAGTTGGCATGATCTGATCTATTTGTTCAATCTTTTCATCAGTAACAAGAACCAGTGGGTTGTCGTAATCAACAGTCCCAGTCCTCTCGTTGTTGATAAACTTGCTAGAAACATACCCAGAATCAAATCTAAAGCCCTCAATCAAGTCAAGAGAGGTCTCCATGCTTCGTGCTTCTTCCACAAGAACAGAGCCATCCTTGCCTGCCTTATCAACTGCTGTTGCAATCAGTGTGCCAATCGCTTCATCATTATTTGCTGAGATTGTGGCAATGTGCTTAATATCATCAACTGTCTGAATTGGTCGCGACATGTCCGTCAGACGTTCGCAAACTGCTTCAACCGCCTTGTCCATACCTCTCTTCATTTCCACAGGGGAAACACCAGATACGAGGTATTGCTGTGCAGTCTTAAGGATGCTGCGCGCAAGTACAGTTGCGGTGGTTGTTCCGTCACCAGCAACGCTGACTGATTGCTCTGCCGCTTGCTTGATGACTTGCGCACCAAGGTTCATGAACGGATCTTCGCAGGTAACAAACTTTGCTACGGTCACTCCGTCTTTTGTAATTACAGGAACGTCTTGCCCCTTGTGATATAATGCTACGTTACGCCCACGGGGGCCTAGGGTAGTAGCAACGTTATCTGCTAAAAGATCAACGCCCTCAATGATTTTCGCATTAAGGGGTTGACCGTTCTTAAAATGTTTCACTTTTCCTCCAAAGGTTATTTCTCTTTACTTATTATAACCTCTTCTATGAGTTTGTCAAGGGAAAAGTGTAACTTTTTTTCTTTTTGTTCCATTACACCATCAGCAACTTTATCATCACATGATCCAACACTGAATGCTTTGAAAGTAAAATCAGAGCCAGAACTTAAGTGGTCCTGTAATTGATCAAAGTTTTCTCTCTCAAGTGTTGATATATAACTAACAATCAGTTGCTTCATTTGTCCATACCAAGCATCGAGGACAGAGAGAGAATCGAACACCTCTTGCATTTCGCTACGAAGTGCATTGTTAAAACTCTCTGGGGTTAACAGAGATTGCAATTCGTAAGTTGCTTTCTCTGCAACATCAGGGTCATTGCTTGACAGCACGTTATTCAGAGAGTCTATGTCATAATACTCAACTCCCTTAACTTCCTGTGGTATTGCCGAGCCGATGATGTCAGCCTTAGTGATCTTGTAAGCGTTGATTGAAATGTCACCACCACTACCAACAAATGAAAGATAATAAAGTCCCCCATCGTTTATTGGATCAGTAGGTGGGTTAATAAATTTTCTATCTTCACTCTTTGCTACAGTAGAGTTACGTATGGTGCGGTGACCTTTGTCCAGCGGCATTGAGTAAGGTATTGATAGGGTCTCCAATAAGTTACCAAAAGAACCTCCGAGTTTTGACTTGGCCTTTACTTTAAGTGAGACACCAACTCTGAGGCCTCCACGTTCGACGATGATGTCTTCAACACCACCAGTACGTGAGGGAACAGTCTGGCCACCCATAAGAGTTGCCATATAAGCCTCGTTTACATAACCACCAGCAGACCTATTGAACTGCTCAGTGATTGAAATCAAACCAGCAGATAAAGCAATCTTTGACATCAATCCGCCAAGGCTTGAACAACGCTCGCTCAAGACCTCTTGAGACTTAAAATCAAAGAAACTAAACGAATCAACCAAAGATTGAGCAGAAGACAAGTCAATACTGACATTCGCGCTAGACATCAGGGTGTTTAATGCTGCACTGGATGATTTGAGAATCTTATCTGATTCAGTTCCAGTAACAAGAATGTCTGCTATCTCTGCTAAGTCAAGCCCAAGATTGTCCATACTCTTTGGCGCTGCTGCTTTCTTCTCAACACCACCTTTCTCTTCCTCGTTAAGGACGGGGCTTTTGTGAAGTTCGCGCTTTTCTGCTAGCAATTTATCAACTAATTCATCCAGAATGCTTCTCATTTAATGTCCTCCAATAACTTTTTAATGTCCAAACCAGCACAATCTATCTTTCGATTGGTCAAATGATAGTGGCTTACAAAGCCTTCAAATCTTCCATCAGCCACCGGTTTACTTACTTTGGTACTAGTGTTGCCTTTTCTATCCAAAGGGGCCTTCAGGGGGATTCCTGTGGCTGTATGGACGGCTTTCATTAGTGCTTGCAGTGCTTGAAGTTGAACTGGGTAGAAACCAAGGTGAGTCTCCAGTTTTTTACCATGAACCATAGCATCTCTGACCACTGGTCTTTCTCCGAAACCTTTTCTCTTGTACCAATCTTGATACTTTGGATAGAAAGCGTTAGCAATCTCAACACCAACAGAAGCATTGTTCCATTTGCGAGAACCAGCATGGTAAGCAACATCATTCATGTCCATGAATTGATAGATGGTTCCATCGTTGTCAATGGCGAAGTGAACAGAGATGCCTCTCTTCTTCAGTACTTTAAAGCAAGTCTCGGAAGAAAGGCAAACGTCCCAATGACACACGAAAAACTTTGGGTCTCTCTTCTGTGTCATCTTTCTGAAGCCTTTGGTCAACTTGTAACCATCGCCCTCAAAGAAAAGACGGACGTTTGGCCATTCAATCGGTAGATAGTCTGAGTTATAGACAATGAAAGACTCTCTGTTCTGCTTCATTGACTTTGGCTGATAGTCTTCGAGGTTAGCCACTCTATCGTTGTAAACACGTCGATAGGTGGTAGGACCCATAAGGCCATCTGCCGTTAGATTATGCTCTTTTTGGAACTTTATGATAGCATTGATGAGATCCTCATCAAAATCATCGCAACCAAACCACTCAGGTGTCCACCCAAGTTTTGCAGCAGAGCCTTCATTGTAAAAAACCTTATCCATCAGTAAACCTCGTCAGCCAAGCCTTTCTCAATGGCTTCTTCAGCGCTTAGATACACGTTAACCTTTCTGTTAATTAGGCTTTGAATTTGCTTTTTGCTCATCTCAGTCTCATCAGACATAGCCTGAATGTAAGATTCTTGCAGTAGGTTCATTTGCTCAAGTTCATTTTTGATTGAATGTAACTCTCCCATAGAACCGCCGGCCACAGAGTGAATCATAATTCTTGTATGTGCCCCAACTCTACGATGCCCTTTCGTTCCACAAGCCAACATCAGCGTTCCTGCCGACATTACCTTTCCAAGGCCAATAGTTTCAATAACGACACCCTGGGCTTTAATGTGGTTTATTACATCATAAATTGCAAACATCTCGTCTGCTGCTCCACCATAAGTTGAGACATAAAGTTTGATGGGGTCAATTTCACCCTCTGAGTTCTTTTGTTTTGATAGAACGAGTAGGGCTGTGATAATTTCTGCACCTCTTTCTTCGTTCAAGTCTCCACTGAAATAGATTGATCGAGCCTCAGGATTTTCTTCAGCGGCTCCTGCTAATAATGTCAATAAGTCGGCTGCAGTTGCTTCCTCTGACTCTTCCACTTCTTCCACTTCCGGTGGTACTTCTTTTTCTTTATCTTTTTTAGTTTTCTTTGTCTTCTTAGTAACCTTTGTCATTTTAACTCCCGTGTTTGACAATTTCACAAAATAAAAAGGAGAGGATTGCTCCTCTCCCTATTATAACACATATTTAAGGGGTGTCAAGTGATAATCACTTGTTTCCAAGAGCGCGGTTAAGTCTTCTTTGTGCTCTTTTGGCTTCGTTGAGACGACGTGCAACTCGACGTGCAACTTCCTCAACAACTTCTTTTCGGCTTGGCTCTACAGAAACACCTTCGAGCATGTCTTCAGGCATCTCAGGCTCAGGCATATCCATTGCATCCTCAGCGCCAGCCAATTCAGCATCGGCCTCCATGTCATCCATTTCAGCATCAGCGCCCATGATTCCCTCAAGTTTCTTGCCAAGTTCAATCAAAACTCGTGCTTCTTCCTCAGTGAGGTCAAGATCGCCACTAGGTGCATCCATTTCTGGTTCCATTTCTGGTGCATCCATTGGTTCCATATCCATCTCTTCTTTTTCTTCTTCGTGCATATCTTCTTTCATTTCATGCTTTTCTTCGTCCATGTGAGCACCTTCTTCAAGGTCCTCATCTTTCTTGGCATAAGCCATTTCGTTTACGACAGGCATGTTGGCAAGTGATTGAAAGCGACGGATTTGTGCTTCTGATAATAATTTCTTAGACATAACAGTAATTCTCCTTATATTATGTGTTACTGACATAAATAGAACTTAAAAAAGAAAAAAGACTCTCTTTCACAGTTCTGGGTGCTCTTTTGCTATGATGTCAAAGATGTTATCAATTTCATCGTCACCTAAGCCAAGTTTATTTACCAATTCTTCGCCCTGGTTTCTTTCGGAGCGGATTCTTGATCTTGCTTTCTTTTGCCTAGCGGTGCCTTTCTTGTCTTTGTAATCCTCGATAAAATCCTCAATGAGGTCTTCTCTTTCAATTACTGCTTCCACACAGGCTCGGAAGAACTCAGATTGAGACATAGAGTGATACTCCATTCTCAACTTAAACTGAGCATGGTACTCTTCCTTGCCATAGAATGTGAACTTCTTTTTGTATTCAGACATTATGAGCCAGTAGAGCCAAACCCGCCTTCTCCTCTGTCGGAAATGCAGACTGGTCGATTATAAATAGTACCACTTGGCTCTTCTTGACACTGAAAATGATAAACAGGCAATAAAACTAGTTGGGCTATCTTATCGCCAGGCGCTATCATTTGAGGCCTCATACTTACATTATGGAGATTTATGAAAACTTCTCCGCTGTAGCCGGGATCAATTACACATGCTCCAACAAGCAGTTGTTTCTTTGATGCCATTGAGGATCTGTTCTTGACTTCCAGCATAAAACCATGTGGAACTTCAAACCTTAGTCCCGTCTCTAGAACTACAGATTCTCCTGGTCCAACGGTTAGTGGAGAAGAATCTGCTGTCGAAGGACAATAGAACACGTCAAGCCCGGCATCAGAGGGATTTGATCTAGAGGGTGCTTTCACACCCAATCTGGTTTTTTCATACCTCAGGATCATTTGTTTCCTCCGATGGCATGGATTTAAGCAAAGAATCAAACTTAATAAATGCTGTTCGCAAATGATTAAGAGATGTTTCGTATTGCTCTTTAGACATTTCTCCAAACTCTTCAGCCTGGTATGCTCCAAGATAAGCATTGAATGTCTCAGACAAAGCAAATGCTGCTACGGCAAGATCTGCCTTTGTCAGACGAAGTGTATCCTCCGCATTTTCATTAGTTACTTCCATTATGAAACCCCCATGCTCATTGATGCTGCACGTTGAATGTAATCAACTGCTGCTTCGATTGATGTAAATTTTGTGGTGATTGCTTTGCCATTAGAGTAAATAACAGCACAACTGTGCATAGAATCTGACCAGAACTCTACATGACCAATACTATCTGTATTAATCGCTATTATTTCATTTTTTTGATTTTTTATCGTAATAAATCTCATTTTCCCTCCTTTTTTCTAAGTGATTCGTAGATGTCAATCAGTTGGTCAAGATCTACTTCTGTCTTCAGTAGACGATAAGCCTTTACTGTGAGGCTGATGTCTTCTTTTGTTAGCCAACCATTTTCAATGTAGTTGCCTTTTAGTTCTCGCTTCTGCTCTTTGTAAGGTTCCATAGCCTCTTCAAGTGCTTTTATTGATGCAATGTAGTCAGCCATATGCTGTTCTTTACTTTTCTCTTCCTCTACTTGCTGATGCATTGCGACTACGTTCTGTAATCCTCTCTCAAATCTAGTCATTTTCACCTCCTGTTTTTTTGACTATAATATTAATGTAACATACCCTCGACAATTTGTCAAGGGCTTTTTGTTACTTTCATGCTAACCTTGCCCAGTTCTCATCAATACGACCAGAGGTTGAGAAGCCCCAGTCCTCAGAGTATCTTGGCTTCAAGAAGTATGGCACATTAACCTGTGGTTGATCCTCGTAGTCATTACCGATGTTCCAGCATCTGACCTGGGTTGTGACAGAGTTAGAGTCAATCACAGTTACAACGTGATACCACTTCTTGTTCTTGGTTTTCTTTGAATTGACATTTATCGGTATGCACCAACAGAACTCTTCACCACTCTCAACATACTCGCTGATTGGTGGCAAACCTTTCTTTTCAAATCTCTTGAGCAGTTCGTCGGGAACCACCAAGTTCATTGGGTAAATGCCTGTAAGATTCTGGATGTGTTCGATGAACTCATTCTTGGAGAAGTCTCCCTCTGGTAAATACTTTTCAATGTTCTCATTAAGTTTCTTCTTGGTCTTCGGCTTATCAACCACAACAGCAGACCAGAAGTGCTTGGCTCCACTGAAGCGTTCATCAATCAAATCAGTCATTGCATTAGAGCGGCATAAAGCATCCAGAGACTTCTTGTTTAGTTTCCGAGCCACTACACCCTTGTCGAACAATAAGTCCTCTGGTGAATGGAAAGGTCGCTTCTCTATGATCTCATCTATGGCTGCATCACCTAGGCCTTTGATTGTCGTGAGAGGAGCAACAAGAGTTGTACCGTCAAGAACAGTCCAGTTACGTCCTGAAGTGTTGATGTTCAATGGCTTCACGTTGTAACCTTGAGCCTTTACAATGTTGATGGCTTTTTCTTTTCTTGTCTCCGGCTCTTTGTCCAAGAACGCACAGCACCACTCTGCATTGTAATAAGTTGCAAGCCAAGCGCACTGATAAGACACGATAGAATAAGATACAGCGTGAGACTTGTTGAAACCGTAACCAGAGAAGTATTCAAACTTCTGCCACAGTTCATCCGCCATGTCTTCGGTCATACCTTTCTCAACACAACCAAGAACAAACTTGTTGTAAATCTCTTCTTTCTTTGCTTCCTTTGCAGGATCGAGGCCTTTCTTAGTCAGAAGTTTACGAAGCAAGTTGGCATCATCAAGACCAAGGTCTTTACCAAGATGGTGAGCCAATAGAGCAATCTGCTCCTGAAAGATAAGGAAGCCATTTGTTTCTCTTGTGTATTCCTCAATAATCTCATTCTCATAGCGAACGCTTAGCGGATCTCTGATGGCAGCAACATAGTCGTTGTGAACACCGGCAGACAAAGGTCCAGGTCGAAAGATAGATGTGATGGCAGAAATGTCAACGATAGACTTTGGCTTTGCTTTCTTTGCAAACTTCTGTGCTCCTCGCTCAGCAAACTGGAAGATACCAACCCACTTGCCCTCGTGAAAGATGTTCTCGTAGACTTCTTGGTCATCCAGGTTAATAACGTCTGGGTGGAGGTTCTTGTCGTAGTACTCCTTGATGTCAGCAAACGTTGGGTTCTCAACACCGTGATGGCGTTCAAGGATCCTGCGGATGCACTCTTCCATCATTCTAAGTGTTGCGAGACCAAGGATATCAAACTTAATGAAACCCATTGGCTCAAGTTGACGAACGTTCTGCCCCTCAGACCAAGGAGTCTGTCGGACACCCTTGGAAGCAATCAATGGCATGAACTGGTCTAGTTGCTCACCAATAACCACACCACCAGCGTGACGAGAAGTTGAACGAATCTGTCCCATCAAACCCTCAACGTGAGACTTGACACGAGGATACTGTCGGAAGAAAGCCTGGAGTGACGGTGAAAACTCGCACACTTCCTCAAAGTTAGGAGTGTACATACCTGCTTTCATACCTCTGCGCTTCTTAGCAGGGCCTGTCGCTTCACGCATCATCACAGCAGTCACTTTGTTTACCTCAGTGAAAGGGATGTCGTAGAACTTAGATATGTCCTTGATAAGAGAACGTAGTTGTAGCGTATTGAAGTTAGAGATAGGAACAACAGTGTTGGATCCCCACTCCTCAATCAGTTTCTCTTTGAGAGTCATTGGATCAGACACATCAAAGTCGATGTCCGGATAGTCAGTTGCATCCGCTCGTAGGAAACGAGAGAACAGCAAGCCGTATTTGATAGGATCAACCTGTGTAATGCCGAGGGCATAGGCCACAAGAGAACCAGCAGCAGAACCACGGCCAGGACCAGCGAGTTGAACCTCGTCAGTCTTGTCCACGATTGCTTTCATAGTAAGAAAATAACGGCTAAAACCACGGTCAGAAATAACAGAGAGTTCATGATTGAGACGGTTATTGTAAAGTTCAAGCACTCCCTCAGCATCTTTAGTTCCTCTTCGTTCAAGGATTCCGAGAAGACCCTCGAAAGCCAACTGTGATAGGTAATTATCAGCGGTATGGCCAGCAGGGACGACAAAGTTAGGTAAGCGGACAGTATTGTCTGGGATAAAGTCTTCAATTCTGTCAAAAGCAATTTTATGTGTCTCTTCAAGAGATTGCAATATAAGGTCATCATTGTATTTTACTCCACATTGTTTAGAATATTTTAAGTAGTCCTCCCACATTTGATTACCGTTCTTTGGATACAGTTCGTATTCCATTTCGTCAATGTGGTCAGGAATGTTGTTATCAAGCCATTCGGGCGCACCCTTGCCGAGCCAACCGATACGCTTGTAAAGTTCGCGGTCTTGCCACGCAGTTGGATTTGGATAGTGTGAATCGCAAGTAGATACAAGAGGAATACCAAACTCCTCGTGCATTTTGATAATGTATTGGTTTAGTTCGTGCTGTTCTGAGATACCATTCCATTGCAGTTCGCCGTACCAACGGTCACCAAAGATGTCCATCATCTTGGTGGTCATTTCACGCATGCAACTAAGGACTGCTTCTTCACCTTGTTCTCGGTTCTCCCAGTAACAACCAGCATAAACACCACCAAGACAAGCGGACATAGCGATGACACCCTCGCTGTTTTCACGGAGGAGGTCAAAGTCGATGCGTGGCTTACGATAGAAGTAATCGCCTGAATAAGAGGTTGATACCATCTTGAAGATGTTGTTCAAGCCAGTCTGGTTCATTGCAACAAGAACAAGGTGTCTCTTGCGGTTGATGTCGTGCTTGGTGGCAGACTTTGACTCCGCTTCGTTCTCAACCGTGGTTCCAGAACGTGCGTTATCAATCTGCTTAGACTTAACCTTGTCGGCTTTGTACTCCTCTAGTTTTGATCTCCATCCATCGAGAGACTCGATGAAGTATGCTTCGACACCAAAGATAGGCTTGAAGTCCTTACCTTGCTTTTTCATACGCTTAGCGTGAAGAACCTGATAGGCAAAGCCATTCATATTCCCGTGGTCGGTCAAGGCCAGAGCCTCTGACCCGTTCTTGTAAGCAAAGTCCATGTGATCTGCTGGGTAGCCAAAACCATCAAATGGTGAGCCGACACCAGAGTGAGCGTGCAATCCTACAAAATTAATCTTTTTCATTTAGTCTCCTTGTTTTGTTGTGTGTAAATAAAGTAACACGCCACTCAACATCTGTCAAGGGGCGTGCGTAAGTTTTATTTAATTTTGTTGCATAAGTTCTCGCATCTTGAACAGGCCAATCTCCTTGTGCTTGCACTCAAGCATAATATCCATACGGTGACCAAAGGTATCAATTGAATCCCAGTAAGAGTCACTGTGTGCTTGAGGCTTGATCTTTGGATCGTTGTGCTCAACAGCACGAGACTGACTGTAGTGAACGACAGGGACGACATCGCCCCATGTTTGAAGAGCCAACTCAACGGCATCCTGTTGCGACAAGCCACCGGTACACATTGTGTGGTGATGGTAGTCATGCACGATGGGGATGCCTAATTCTTTGAATATACCATCGTACAACTCTTTGGTTGAGTAAAGCGACTCTTTATCGTCATTCTCCACGGTCAGTCGAGACCGTACAGACTCTGATAATCGACCGAAGTTCCGGCAAAAATTGCCAAGGGCCATAGGTTTATCATTGTATGCTCCTCCTACATGAATGTTTAGTTTTGCTTGCGGTGTGCGCGGTTGACACAACAAGTCCATAAGACGACCATGGATCTCCAGATCGCGAATGGTATTGAGAACAACCTGCTCGTTTGGCGAGCAAAGTTTGTTGAACGGGCCAGGATGCATTGTAAGACGAATGCCGTGCTCTTCCGCATACAAGCCGCAGTCAAACAAGGTCTCCTCGATCATCTCGAAGTCCGGAAGATCCTCAAGGGCATACTCGGATGCCCAAGGGAATATCTCGGATGACATCCGAAAGAATGTGATGTTGTTTGCAACATTCCACTCAAGGATTGTCTTTAGATCCTTTACGTTCTGGGTAATTAGTTCCGATGCATAGTTGATACCTTTCTCTTGAAAGGTTTTCTTGCGCATTGTGCGGTTGGTTGAAACCTTTGGTTTTAGACCAGATAGTTCCATATTGATGCACGCATAACCAAGTCGATAATTCATGTTGTCCTCCATGAATGTAATGTATCACGTTGTTGGTTTTTGTCAAGTTATTTTAGAAAAATTGCGAAGTATATTCGTCTTGAATTCTTCTCTTCTCACCGGCATAATTTAGGATATCATCTCGAAGCGCAAGATATGAAACCTCTTCTGGTCTTACAAGGAACTCGAGTTTATCAATTGGAATTTGGCACTTAAACCCGTCTGATAATTCTGTTGAATAGTTATCAACAACTTGTTTATAAGATATTATTGCCATTGAATGATTCGTGCTATCAATTATAATAAGATAGTCAGCGGTTGCCCTTAGGTCTTTTTCTTCGCTATTTTGCATTGTATTTGTTAATTTAATATCACTAGTTTTCTTTGGCTTAATATTACCGCCTTTAGTATACAAAACATTTCCTTGTGATTTTATTTCAAACTTTTTTCGCGTAGCAGGGCAAATCATATCATAACCGATTTGATCAACCCATTCCAGTTTTCCTTTTGTTGCTTTCTCTAAACCACTCTCAAAAACGTCCGCCTTATCAAATCGATTTTTTCTTTCATTCAGGGTAGGCCCGACGTGCTTTACCATTGTAAAAAACCCATCGTAATCAAAGTCATACTTTTCATAAAATTCTTGACGGTTCATATTACCTCCATACAATAAGATAACACGTCCCCCAACATTTGTCAAGGGACGTGTGCAAGTTTTTTTGTTTTACTTACTGATTTTTCATGCGAAGCATTCTGTCCTCGGCATATTTCTCTTTCATCGCATCAAGACCTGCATCTAACTTATCCAGTGCTTTCTCAAGCATTATCTCCTGGTCTGTTAGTTTCTCTGCGATCTTGTCCTGGTGATAGCGAAGTGCTTCGGCTGCTCTTTTCTCGTCTGCTTCCGCATCTTTGCGTTGTTGCCAGTTCATCCACAGCAGTGATGCCGTCCATAAACCAAGCGGACCGTATTGGGCCAAGCCCTCAATTATAGCCTCCATTCATAAACCCTCCATGATTTACAATAATTAGTTACTTGTTACCGTAATATCTGTAGAACCACGTAGCGCTCGCTGCTGTTGCAAGGAAAAATATAAGATTAAAGTCGATCATGTAGCACCTCTTTTTTACAAAAACTCATCCGAGTCCTTTAACTAGCGCCCGGAATAGAAAAATTTTGGCGCCGTGCTGCGCTAAGGAAGTTAGTCACAATCAAGTCTAGAGAGAGTCTCTTGAACGTGATAATCAAAGACACCTCTGTTTGGCCAAAACACTTTGTAAAGCCCTACCCACTTATCATAGGACGTTACGATCCCTATCCCATAGGTTAATTCATGATAGAGTGCCCGATGCATAACCAAATCTCCCTTTTCATAAACTTTTATCATTTGCTCTCCCTAACAACAATCTTCTTCGCACTCTTCTATTTCTTCTTTCATCCTGTCGGTCATTCCTTTAAGAAATTCCGCTTGACTCTCTAGGTCTTTGATAAGCAACTCATTGTATGCATCTGTGATTTGCGCTTCAAATCTTGCAAAATGTCTTTTTAACATTCTGTGCGTGAAATACGTAAACACCAAGTAGATTAATGACGGGATTAGCATTCCGTAAAAGAACGCACGCCAATACAGCGCCGAATAATAAGTGTCTATAATGATTTCTAAGTTTTCCATGTTTCCTCCGTGTTTTTAAAACTTATAATTGGTGCCCCGGTAATGGGACAATACTTCTCTGTTAATGCTCCGCAGAAATATGTGCGATGCCAAATATAATCAGGGGCATCTTCAACATATACCACAAGAGTATTGTTTATCCGCTTTACTTCAAGTATTTTTGTCTCAGAAGCAGATATAATATTATCTTGGTCTACAAATTCCAAGAAAGTTTCTAAAATTGGTTCCCACCCTATTGGACAGTAGAACTCTATCAAAATAGGTGACATAAGGTGTTCGTACTTGTCATACAGTCTTTGGCTCATTATATTTTTTTCACCTCGGAACACCAAACGTCTATCTCGTTACCGTCGCAGTCTGAGATTCTGTAATGGAAACCATCCACCAGTTCTTCTTCAACATAATGCTCGGGCGGATAGACTTTAATAACAACACACACTTTGTCTAAATATTGATTGATCATTAGAATTTCTGGACCAACGACAACAACGACAAGATCCCCAACCTCACAACGAAGTCGAGGACTTATATTCACTGATCACCCCAATGGCAATCACAAGGTGTGCATTCGCAGACTGGGCAAGATTCTTTGGCTTGCTTGGCGCTTTCCTCTTGCTTTCTTCTTCGTCTCATTGAGTAAAATTCGGAAACTCTTCTTGAACTAGCGACTGCTCTTCTAATGTTCCTCATCAATCTACTCCTATTATTTTCTTACCATTTGTCGTGGCTATTTTAACTAGTTCTTTCATATTGTAAAAATGGGTTGCCTCAAGCATTACCCTTAATTCAGTCGCCATGTTTCCGTCTGAATATGGCTTGTATATATCGTGAATGTTGTCAGAACCGATAGCAACGACCAATTCATTCTCTACCAATTCCTCGACTGGGGTGATCGCATTATGGTCAACTGACATCTTATCGCTTCTTCTATGGTCTATCCATGCAGTTGGACAGGTAACGAATGAAAGGTCAGCATCTTTACTAAGATCATAGATATACTGTCGGTAATTTTTTGGATGGGCTGCCAAACTAATGCTATGCACTGCCGTTACTCTTCCTTCAAGTCCGTGCTCAATTGTTTTTCTGGCCAAAAGTTCTGTTTCTTTCTCCGAAATATCATTTAGTTGATCAACGTGGGCATGAAGTCTTTTGCCAGTTTGTTTTGCCCATTCCATAACAACGTCAAGGTGTTCAGCCTCTCGGCCCTCGTCTGCTCTTGGCAAACACCCAATGACATCAAAGTCTTCAATGCGAGACTCCAATAACGCTCTGGGTTGTGGTGTTAACACCCCTTTCAGAGTCTGGTTTGCTATTCTTAGGTCAATTCCAAGTTCTTTAGCAAGAACCTTAGCGTGAATTGCTGCATTTAACGCACGTTCTCCACAAACAGGATCTAGATCCACGAAAGATAAGGCTGATGTTACACCAAAGTGTTTTTGTCTTGTCAACGCCTTGTCAAAATTAATAAAATATCTCTCCATCATAGCAGATTTCTTGAACTTATCAACTAACTTCCATTTTTCAAACAAATGATTGTTGACTGTTTCATTCAAGTCTTCTCTGGTAACAGTATAGGCCCTATCAAAATGAGCATGAGCATTACAAAAACCTGTCTTGTAGATTTTATCTAGCAGATCCTGAAGCGGGGAATATGTCATTGTATGTATCCTGTTCCTATAACTTCGTGTTCCATGTGGGTCTCAACAAAAGTGTTTCTGTCCTCCCACAAAACATTTTCAATCTTGTGTCTCGCAAGATGTACAGCAACGAGTGAGTTTGAAGGATATCTGGACAAATATTGTCCGGGAATTGTTATCATGCCATTGTCGCCTGTCGCACATGCAACGTACCCAAGAAGTTGGGCGCCATCATAAGAATAAACTGCAATGGTAACCATGAACGTAGAATTTGTTCCAGATGGAGACCACCAGAAATTTGTGCCATTTCTATTGATTGGTGCAGCAAATGCATAAGATGGATCGGTGTAAAGCAGTTCCTGTGGTGTAATCGAGTCAAACCCATGAAAAGAGCGAAACTTAAAACTTCCCTCTTGGGTGTTTACTTCATGCTCTGTGTCTCTGTCGTATTGGGTCTCGTAAATACCAGCATCATAATCATCGCCAACCTTGGCCATTACAATCTCTCTAAAGTTGTTGATAACATTGATGTTTGGCCCCACGTTGATTGATTGAACAGAGGGGTTGGTAAATGTTAGGTTCTCAGTGCATTCGCCTTGAGGAACAACCCACTCAGTGTGAGATTGATTGGTCGGATCATGAAACTCAGCATGAAGAGTAATTGAAATCTCCTGTGGTTCTCCGACACACGCTGGGCATGCGACCTGACGTGCATAATAACTAAAGTACCCTCCGATACCCTCTGGTCCTGGGTTTGGAGAGGTACCGGGTTGGGCTTCTGGTTGTGGCGAGACAGATGTGTCAATCACTGTTGTATCGTTTGTATCAGTAGGATTGTTTTTATACTTTACTAATCCAACCTCGGTACACGCTAATAAAATTGCTAATAACATTTTCTTCTCCTCACTTTATCTCACTGGAAGTCGTTCTGCTTCCGTATAATTATAGTCTAACATAACAAACAGGCATTGTCAATAAATAATTCATCTATTCTTCACAAACACCGAGTTAAACTGCTGAGTACATCGAACGAATGTGGTACATTTGCTTAGTTGCTTTAGGGTTGGTGCGCCAACATACGTACAAGTTGAACGAATGCCTCCCAATAAATCTCTAATTGTATCTTCAACGCTTCCTTTATATGGAATCTGCACTGTTCTTCCCTCTGAAGATCTGTAGTCTGCAACGCCGCCAGAGTGTTTATTCATCGCGGTATCGGAAGACATTCCGTAAAACTGTATCATCTTTTGGCCGTCAACTTCTATTATTCGTCCTCCGCCCTCTTCATGACCAGCCAACATACCACCAAGCATTACGAAGTCAGCACCAGCGCCAAAAGCCTTTGCTACATCGCCAGGACAAGTGCATCCACCGTCGGCTATAATGTGCCCTCCAAGGCCGTGTGCAGCATCAGCGCACTCAATGACCGCAGACAGTTGTGGATAGCCTACACCGGTCTGTATGCGCGTTGTACAAACAGATCCAGGACCAATACCAACCTTTACAACGTCTGCTCCAGCGAGGATCAACTCCTGGGTCATGTCAGCAGTCACAACGTTTCCTGCTATGATGTTCTTCTCAGGATAGTCGGCTCTAACTTGTCTTACAAAGTCAACGAAATGTTCTGAGTATCCGTTAGCAATGTCAATACAAATCCAGTAAAGATCAAACTCATCTATTATTTCTCTTGCTCTAATGTATTCTTCTTGGTTTGTCCCAATGCTAATCGCAGCGCATGATTTAGTAAATAGTCTCCAGATGTTTCTGTTCCAATCGCCAAACGTATGTTGCTTTGTAATACAGGTAAACATACCTTCTGAACTTAAAGCCTCGGCAATCCCAAATGTTCCGACTCCATCCATATTTGCAGCCATAATTGGCACACCTTTCCAGGTTTTACCACTATTGCGAAAAGTAAACGTTCTGTTTAGATTTACTTCTCCTCGACTCTTTAAGATGCTCCTCTTTGGGCGAATAAGCACGTCCTTGTAGTCAAGTTTAATTTCATTGTCAATTCTCATGATGTCTCCTTGTTGTGTTAGTAAGATAACACGACATCATAAGTTTGTCAAGTATTAATCCTCATCTTCTTCTAGATCTTTAAGTCTTCTCTCTATCTTTTTGACCTTTCTCTCTAACAAGTCTGCATCAAAATCAGCAGTAAGAGCAAGTTTCTTATCTACATTGGCAAGTTTTGATTTCATCTCTTTTAGTTCCGCTTGAATCTTGGCATTAGCAGTTTGACATGGTGGAGGTTGAGCACCTGCCAATCCATCGGCTTTTGCCTGTAATTCCATCTGCTTCATTTTCTGCTCATGCTTTTGTTCACTGTATTGAGTGTAAAATTTCCAAGCGGCTCCACCACCAACAACCGCTATGATTGCGAGCAGCAAGCCAAGAGTTCCGTCTCCACCGGTTGATTGAGATAGTTGGGTTAATTGCTCAGGTGTTACGGGTGCTGCTGGTTGCAGTTCGTATGACTCTGTCTTAGGTCCTAGTTTTGGGTCTTTCATTGATTTTTCTCCGCTTGATTTGTTAACATCAGACCTTGAGCGTTTAGTTTTGGTTTTTTTTGATACAATGGGTGATTCTGCCGGAGCAGTTGTTACCACTTCAGTTGTATCTTTTTCAAGATCTTCAATTACGTCATATTTAATTAGTTCCTCAGAGGACACTTCTTCTTCTGGTTCTTCAGTAACTTCTGTTTTCTCTTCAACGGGTGAAACTTCTTCTGTTTCCTCCTCCTCTTCCGTTGGTTTCTCTTCCTCCTCCACAGGCTTTTCTTCTTCCATTGGTGGTTGTTTTTTCTTGCCAAAATCCATTGAGATGGACAGCATAAAATTAGTTGAACTTCCCAGGTTAGAGTTTGTTCCAATAGAAAACGCTGGCATTACAAAAACTTTACCAACCTTGCTTCTCGCCGCTATTGTAACCTGTGAAGGTATTTTGTCTTGTGTAAATCTAGTTGTGTATTCTAAGTTAAGTCGGTGCTTCTCTGTTCCAACATAAGTTCCAAAAGATGTCTCTAAAGAAACAGAAGACACGTCGTGTGTAATAGCGGAGACAGCAACACCATACTTCTCTTTTTTAATACCAGCAGATAACATAAACCCATTGGTAGAGTCTTTATTTACAGCATCAAACGATTTTATACCAGCAAGACCGATCTCAGATTCACCAATGGCACCAAAGGCAATACCCGCAATCACATCAGTTGTTTGGAAAAACTCTGGTGGTGCTCGGGTTCCTGATGACTTTTGACCTGCTACATTTAAAGAAACAAACGGGTGCAAGTAATCGTCGCCGAATGATTTTTGGATGGATGCATCAAAATGACCTAAGTGCTCGATGTAAGGATCAAGTATCTCGCCGGTCGTTGTGCTCATAGAAACATAGGGGGTCGGTGAATAACCCATATTGATTCTAGTTGTTAGTTTGCTACTGACATGAGGAGAGTTAACTCTTGCATAATCATCACCAACTGGGACATCATAAAGAAGATAATCTGGTACATCTTCTGCCTTCGCTACGAGCATTAGGGAGAAAAATAAAACTAAGACTTTAAACAGCATAATACTGTAAATAGTTACACTTACTCACTGTATCTAAAAACAGCAAACAAAAAGTTTTTTATCACACGTTCCGTACAGTCCTCTGTTTCCTCGCACTCGTAAAGTGCCCAAGAAAAAGTTTTCTTTTCGTTATCAATCTTCGCTGTGATTTTTTCTATCTCTTCCTTCAGAGAATCACAGAGAGGACCGAAATTTCTAGCGTTAACATCAAAGCGTTCAGCAAGATCAAACAAATCCCCCCACGAACCGTTATCAAAGGCCGCAGCAGCATCCTTAAAGGCTTGTTCATATTCATCATACCTTGGGTCTCCTTCTGGTAGACGATCAGGATGAAGTTTTTTGGCGAGATCTCGATACAACGACTTGTGTCTTACTTCTTTTGCTTTGTTCTCTACTATCTCTTCCTCTTCTTTAGGCACAGGTTTGTTAGAAAATAGTTTTTCAACCTTCTCTTGGTTCTGTTCGTGAAGAGCCTGTAGGTCTATGTCATTCTCTGCACAGTACTTCCTATAGGTTCTCTCAAAGATAAGATGATACTCGCTCAATACGTCCTCAACAAACTCAAGTTCAAAACGTAACGAACGATACTCACTCAATAATTTTTTAAACTTAAGTTTCTTCCTCATCGTATCCTAAATAGTCATTCCCGATTCCACGGGCCTTGTCGTTAACCAAAATGAAGTTTGGACGTTTGATTGGCTTCTCCATTGCTTTAAAGAATGCCATGTATTCTTCCCAAGATCCAATACTATGATAATTTTCAATTTCAATGCCATTTGCATCATCAAGATCAAACGGCTCAAACACTTTCTCTACCTCAAAGAATCTTGCCGACCATCTGTCTTCAACCGGAAGACGTTCTCTATCTTTGTAGTCCACATACCCTTTCCCAGGAACATGTATCCCTGATCCGGTTCTTATCACTCTACGAAAGTTTAAGAAGTCGTCTTTGCCAAATGTAAAAGAAGTGTAGAGGTTATCCTTTATGGTCTCGCCATTATGGGAAATGTAGAAGTTTTTATCAGATGAAATCAGACCACGATGCTCTCGCAACTGCCATGATGGAAAGTATCCATAAGGGAAACTGACATAGTATTTGTTCGGCACAACCCAGGTTGATAAGTCACTAGCAATCTTAAAGCACACTAGTGAGCCATAAATAACAGACCATGATAAACAGTCTCTCTTGTCCCTATCTTTTGGATGAACCGGAACATAATAGATTGGAATAAATTTTTTCTTCTCGGAAGGGTTCCAATCGTGTCTTCGATAAGAATAAACAGGATCCTCAACAAAGTCTCCCAGTTTCTCGCGTATTAAAGGCGATGCATCATCATTACAAATAACCCAAATTGTGTCACAGCCAGCGTAAGCACACTCCACCACCGCTGCTTCAATCAGCGTGTAATCCGGCGCTATTGGCATCAAACAATCAGGGAGAACCTGGTTGAAGTCTAACTTTTGACCTGCAACTGGTACTATGCCAGCGAGGTGGAAGTAATTGGTATTATGCTCCTTAGTAACTTCCATGCGTATGACTCCTCCTGTGTCAAATTGTAAATCTCATCAAAGGTCATTGGTGACTCAAAACGGTTAAGGACAATTCTTTTTTCCCACTCAATTTTAGTTCTGTGGATGATTGGATTGCCATTGTCTCTGTAACCGCTAATTTTACCTTTTAAACCGGCATCAGACATCATAGAGAGGCTTTTAAGTCTAGAGTAGACAGATGACACCTCTAGATCATCCAACGATGTCTCAGGGCATTGTGAGACCGCTATGAGGTCTCTAATGTTTGGCTTGGTTGGTCTTGGATAAAAAATGATTTTGTTTACGAAATCATTCTCTGTGTCCTGGATGTAATCTCTATCATGAGCGCCACCAACTCTGCACCAAAAATAGTCGTATACATCAATAATTTTGCTTTTGTTTGTATCAAAATGCTGAACCTTGTCGCATTCAACAACAAAGTTTCTGTTCCTCTTGTTAATAATCTCAACTTGACCTCCTTCATGTCTTAAAGATTGTATATTGTCTGGGAATAAAAGAAGACCGGAAGCGTTCATTACGAAGCACATCCGATCCCATAGAGATATTGGTGTCACGTCACCAAACATAGAAAAATCGTAAAGATCAAAATTCGAACAAAACTCAAAAGGTCGCTGCGCCTCATGCAAAATGCAGTGACTGTTTGTTCTGAAAGCGTAAAGAAGCGTTGAAAACGTTTTCCCAATAACTAAATTTTCAACTCTTATCTTCTTCACTTAGGCCTCTGACTTTTCTGTACGATTCAATTGCAACCGGCCATCTTTCTCTCGCTATTTCCAAGCATGCTTTTGCCACCTGTACTATTTCCCATTGGGCACCTTCGTGAATTCTCAAATCGATAAACTTTAGCAAGTTGTTCAAGTTCACAGTACCATAATATTCTGTGTAAAGGTTCTGAGGAAGTACTCCTCTTGCCTGTTCTCTGCAAACACCAGCGGCCAATAAGTCGTCAAACAGTTTAACACTAGCATTGTGATGGTTGGCTATCATAGTGGATGCCAAAACAGGTATTGGGTGAGAACAAGCAGGGTTATATCTTTGCAGCATTGGATTACAAGTATCATCAGGATTACTTGCCTGTCTATTACTCTTGTGCTGGCTTCGGAACTCTTTTGGTTCGTAAAATCGGAGATCCTTATCTGTATATCGGCGAGAAATCTCATTATAAGACCACGTTCTGTGTCTATGGTGTTGTGAACGGATAAACAAGGGCACTGTGAACTTAAATGTCATAACATTGTGTTCAAACGTGCTAGTGTGTTTGTGTTTGATAAGGTAATTAATTAATTTCTTATCTCGACCATTCAGTTCTTGCTTTTCTACTCCAAATGATACTCTGGCAGAATTTACTACGGTGAGATCCGAACCCATATGGTCAATGTATTGAACTTTTCCAATACCATCTCCAAACAATTCAATTTCGTTACTCACTTGCTCTCCCGAATACATAATTCTGTAGCATTAAATAGTGTGTCGTATCGTTTGTTTTCACTTCGTGAAGCATACGACGTTCACATACAATAATGTCTCCTACTTCAACCGGTATGTCAACATTTTTTGCTTTTGCCAGTACTTGAGCATGCAAGTAAGGCGACTTTTGCGGTTTGTATTCATTTGGCAGAACAATTACATTCTGCTCTTCTTCATTGTCTTCAATAGGCTCAATTAATAGATGCCTGTTCATTGGTTCAAAGTTCATGTTACCTCCATAAAAAACTCCAACGTACTAATAATATAATACGTTGGAGGGTGTTTGTCAAGTTATTTTTTAATTATTGATGAGAATTTTTAACTTCTTGAACTTGCTTTCTGACTTCTTTTAGTTCCTTTGAGGCCTCAAGGGTTGCTCGTCGTGCGCGAACTGCAGCAGCCTTGTACCCTCTGGTTCCTTTCTCAACTAACTCAAGATCCAAAAGTGACTCTTGAAGTTCAGCAATAATTTTTTCTACTTGTTCTCTCATGTTTTTCTCCTTTAGAAAATTTCGCAAGCACCACCGGCGCAAGCCAATTCGCCCTGCAGATCTGTATTATCTTCTTCTTCCGATACTTTTGATAAATCAACAGATTTCAAAGATGGAAGCAGTGTCTCATATTCTTCTTTTGTACAGTCCTCAAAAGGTGCTTGTTTATAACTATGGTCCGAATGAGGTAAAACACTAAGACCGTTGTAAACTTTTCTGTTCAACCACATCCATTCACCTACTGCTCCCCACTCATCTGGCTTGATTGTAATGGTCGCAGAAACATTATGTGAATTCTGGCCTTTAATGTGCCCTGTACGTATCCATTCTTGTGACACTTGTCTTACCCTTTCTAAGAGTTGAAGCGCGGTCTCATGGCGTGTTATGGCTCCCTCTGGGGCTTTTTGAGGCACACTAATCACTGCTGTATCATGTGGTCTGAAATACTCATCCTCAATCATGGCAGGGTGATTTTTTGCCAAGTAATTGTAGATCGCTTCATTCTTTCCAACACGAATTCGACGAACGTAATATTCATTGTGCCATGCATGGATACCACTTGACGTTCCAAGAGTAAGAGAAGTTGTTCCTGCAGGTTTTACACAAGTTGTTCTTGCGGCTGGATTGATGCCAATCATTTCTGCAACTCTTTTATTCTCCTCCTTGACCGCCTTAGCGGCTGCTTTCATATCCAAGTTCAATACACCACCGGAAGCGATACCAGTCATAGATACTCCAATCAAAGCATCTTTCTCTGTATTTCGTTGCCATACTGGTCGTAAGTAATGAAAGTCAGTGTAACTGGCCTGTAGTGTTCCAATGAACGCTGCTGCTTTGACTCTGGCCTCGTACTCTTCTTGTGTGTCAACATCACTAACGTTTACTTCTGTTAAATTACAGAATTGGTATGGTCTTAAACCGATCTCACAGCAAGGGTTGGTTCCCCAGTCTTTATCATTGGAGAAGTAGAAGCCTGGTTCTCCGGATCCACTTGCTTTAACTCTGTCCCAGATATCCAAGAACGTATCACGGTCAATACGATGGCGCATAATAACCACACTGTTATTTGCACGACCTCTCTGAGGGTTAGTCTCCCACCAACTACCAACTTTGGCAGACAGCATATCTTGATCGTCAGCACTGAAAAGAGAGATAAGAGCGGCTCTGCGAATACCGCCAGCAAGCACAGCATCAGCGATGTGACAAACGATATCGTGTACTTCAATAGGCGCAAGAGTCTCTCCATTTTCTTTGTGATCTAAAATTCCTTTAATCTTCAACAAACACTCTTTCAGTGGCTGGGAGCCTGGTGCTTTTCCACCACTAGTTACCAGTCTAGCGCCTTTTGGGCGAATATCTGAGAAATCAAATCTTAACTGTGATGTTCCCTTGAAATAAGAAAGAACAAGGGCCTTAACGGCATCTGCCCATCCTTCAATTGAGTCTCCAATGAGATAACGCCTAGTTCTTTTGGTCGATGGTCTACGGATCTCTGGTAGTTTCTCGACGTGATGCTTCTGCACTGAGAAGCCCACTCCGGTTCCTCCTAAGAGAAGAAACATAATTTCACCAAAGACTCGAGGGTCATCAATAGGAGCAAAAGCACAATTGAAAACACGATTGGGAGATACTTGGATTGGCTTACCACCGAACTGCATTGAACGCATAGATGGCAAAACTTTCTTATCAAGCACCATTTGATAATTATCTTTTATCTCTTTTCTCATCTTAGGGAATTTCTCTAAGTGCATATTCATGTTGCGAGTAACCAGTTCCTTCCAGTTCTCACGACGATTCTCGCTGTCTATGTATCTCGCATACTTCATATGGACAGTGATGTCCGATAGTATTTTCTTCTCCAAATCCATTTACGTCTCCTTATTTGCTTTGTAATTCTGAATATTTGTTTTTTAAATAGGATAATGCATCACCTGTTGACTGCATCCCTTCGCTTTTTTCTTCTTTGTCGAGGACCTTGATTGTAACGTCAGACCAATCGACAAAGCAAGGAAACACCAAACCATCAGGACCATTTCGGTTTTTTGCAATAAAAATGCGACCTTTGTTTGCTTGTTTGTCCGTAACAGTTCGAGACAACGAAAAAATAAAATCAGCAACAAAACACTTGTTAAAAGCCTCAGAAATTGCCTCCATTGTAATAACTTCCGCATTAAGACCACCGCGATTGGTCTGAGAAGCAGTCCATACAGGCATTTCGTAGATTTGAGCCAATGCACGAAGGCTTTCATATGTCTCCTCAAGTTCGTGTCTTTTTTCGCCAGATGATCTCGTTGGTCTTAGAAGATCAGCATAATCTACAAGGATCATGTCTGGTTTCATTCCTTTCTTAATCAAGCGGTCAACGTGTCCACGAATTGTTTGAACAGAAGCAGACTTTGTTGGGTACTCTTTAATAATTAGTGTCCCTTCAACATCTTGGATCATGTCCATAATCATTTCTTGTTGATCCAGCAATTCGTTCAAAGGCACCTTTGTAAGGGCACTATCGAAACGTCCGCCAACTACGGTATCCTTGAGTTCTAAGGTATAATAGACAACAGTCTTGCCTTTTTTAAGAGCCTCGGCTGCAAGGTGAACAAGAACCATAGATTTACCAGCACCTGTTGGAGCGATAACAACACCAAGTTCATTCTTCCCTAAACCGCCCTTTACAATATCATCAATACGTTCCCAGCCTGTAGTGATTGGTGATCTATGAATCCTCTGAAATCTCTTGAGGGCATCAACGTGATAATCATGTCCAAAGTTATTATCTGTACCAAGTTTCATGGCATCTTCAATAACCTTTGAAATCTCATCAAAAGAAGATGATTTCAACAACTTAACCGACTTTATCATAGCACCCTTGAGGGTTTGTTTACGGCAGAAGTCGATTGCCTTGTCCTTGATGTATTCTGCTTCTTGCACTCCTTCAGAGTTGTAAATTCTGGCATAGAAGTGACGTACTTGGTCAGCAACAACCTTATCTTGGTTTTGCATACCTGATTTAAGTTCTGTCATCATAATCTCGTGATTAGGATGGCTACGGTATCTTTCTCTATAACTTAGCAAAACCTCAATGAAAACCTGTAAATACTTCAACTCAAAAAAGGCTACATCGATTACTTCTGATACTTGGTCACAGAATGGTCGATCATCTAGCATAAGTTGGCAAAGATTTTCTTGAAAAGATTTTCCAAAACGTAGAAAAGTCTCTTTCTCGTCTAACATAATTTCTCCAGTGTTTGTGTGTGTGTTTTAATTATAACATGACCGCTTGAAAAGTCAAGTTGTTTTTATTTTTTTCATAACTCGATTTAAATTATCAAAGTTTAAATGCCCACAATCGTCTTCAAACAACATCTTGACGAAGCCCATTTTACTGTATGCTGGTTCGAAGTTTTGCAAAGCATATTCCAGTTGCATTTTGCCCTGAATAGAGATGTTTGGGTGCTTTAATTGCATGATCTGATAATTGTTTTTTATACGGGAATCCAGCCTGATAATGTTCTCGTGTAACTTGAGCCTTTTTGCAGCCATGTGGCAGTTTTTGAGAATCGTCTCGCAATCAAATTCTTCTTTGAGAGACAAGAAAGGAAAACGTTTGGCAACTGTTTTGATACCAGCACCAGGAACACCTTCCAGGTTATCTGATTTGTCTCCCACAATTGCTCTAGCAAGGGCAAAATTGTTGGGATGAATGCTGAACTCATCAATAATGTCTTGTTCGCAAACCAGTTTGTCTTGAATCGGTCTATAAACGCAAGTGTCCTCTGAACAGAGTTGAAAGAAGTCTTTATCTGAGGAAACAATAATTTTATTCCATCCGTCATACTTAATGTTCCTTGCTCCAAAAGCAATAACATCGTCTGCTTCAACAAAGTCAATAACCAATTGAATGATAGGTAATTCATTTAGATACTCCATAAGCCTAAGAAGTTGATAGGCTTTATTCTCCTCTTGTTTCTCTGGTGGTAGATCTATTAATCTCCGATTGAATCGGATGGGTGCTCGACCTGCCTTGTAATTTTTGTTTAGTTGCTTACGTTTTTGAGAGCCACCATGACCATCCCAACAAACTACAACCTCATCTGGGCTGAACTTATTACAGGTTTTCTGTAGTGATTTCA